ATGAAGTGGAGAGTACTCGTGCTGGCCATCGCCTTGGCCGGCTGCGCATCCGTAAAGACGCACGACGCGTTCAAGCCCGGGCCGGGCACCCATATGACAGGCGTCGGCCAGTCAATGATCCAAGTTCAAAAGCGCCAGGCACTCCGCAATGCCTTCGGCAAAGCTGACGTCTTCGGCCGCACGACCTACGCAGGTGAAACGGATCTTCGCTATATCGGCATGCGAAACGGTCGGGCCGTTATGCGAGTCACCGACGTCGATGCCCATACCGACAAAACGACCATGAGCGAGACCGGTGTAGGATTCGCGCACACGAGCGCCGACGTCACGGCAACGCCCATGGGTGCGCATGGCGAGTCGACCACGACTTATAGCTTGCCGCCCACGGGTCAGACTCAGGCGCTGCCGCCCAACGTGACGCAGTTCAGCGTCGACCCGACATCGCGGCCGACCGTTCCCGTAGGGAACGCGCGGATCACGATCCTGTCCGCGTCGCCCCAGTCGATCCGGTACCGGATTGATCGAGCACCGTCTGGCGATAGCGCCGGTTGAACAGCTGATACAGCTTCGTCTGCTGGTCCTCGATCTTGTCCGTGATCTCGCTCTTGCGAGCATCGGAGAGCTGTTTCGCGTTCATCACGCGATCCTTGCGCTTTTTCAGATCCCGCAGCTGCTTATTCAGACCATCGAGCATCCCGAGCATGCGGGTCTCGCCCGGGAACTGCTGCCGTAACTGCTGGTAGCGATCGCGATCGCCACGGGACCGGGCCAGTTCATACTCCTGCTTGAGATAGCGCAGCTTGGTCGTTCGATCGTAAAACAGGTCTCGCGAGTCGCCGGTACGCGGTGTGCCGTAGACCTTGCCCAGGAACGGGATCTCGTAGGCGTTGAAGTCCTGGCCGTGTGCCAGGAGATCGTAGGTCTTACGCGGCATGTCCGCCGACTCGGCCAGGAACCGGCCGACGCCGCCGGTGGCGAAGTCGTAGAAGTGATCGATCAGCTCCGGTGAGATGTTCACCGCGCCCGGCTGCACCTCGGTACCGCCGCTGACCATGTTCAACTCCTTGGCAATCCAGCGGGACCAGCCGCGAGCGCCGGAATAATACAAGGTGTAGTTTGGCGGCGGCGGCCCGTAGGGGTCGGCTTCCGGATGGATCGGAAGGCCGGCGAAGTTCTTGTTCTCGGCCCACTGCACCAGCGGATCGGCGATCGTCGGAGAGACCAGCTGGAGAAGCGTCGGTGATGCGCCGATCGGATTGAAGGCGTCCATCACAGACATCATCAGACCGGCCGCCTCGGATGCCGGGTTGTAGTTCTTGACGCTCCCCTCGATTGCGCCCATGGCCCGGCCGATCTTCTGGCCGGCGTAGTTGAGCACGTTGTAACCGTAGGGCAACGGGAATTTCAGGTAATCGCCCTCGGGCCCGCGCGCCCAGCCGGGCACCCAGTCGGGCATGTCCGTATTGGGCGGCAGCATGACCACCCAGTTCATGCGCTTGACGTAGTCGGGGATGCGATCGTATCGGTTCTCGCCATCGTCATCGGTGCCGGCTACCCAGCGGTTGGCCACGTCGAGCGCGGTACCCAGGGCCACGGCGCCGTACATCCAGCGCCGCGCTTTCTTGCTCGAGGCAGCGCGCATGATTCGCGCGCTGCCCTGAATCGATGCGTTGTAGAACAGGTACAGGGCGTTCAGCGCATCCGCGCTCTCGCCCTTGCGGTTGAAGTTGACCGTCAGATCCTTGGCCATCGCCGCCGCGCGCTGGCGCGACACGCCGTCCTTTCGGGCATGGATATAGGCCGACAGGCGTACGCCGTTCTCCACGGCGGTGTTCGCGTTGCCGATGAACTCGAACAGGTTGCGCCCCTGGCGCTTGGCAAAGGCCCACGTGCCTGGCGCTTCACGATCAAGACGCTTTGTCAGCGAGGTCGCAAACTGGTCCAGATTCTCGTATCCCTCTTGCCAGCCGGTGGTCGCGCCATCATCGAGGAAGTCCTGGTAGTACTGGGTCCACTCCGAATCGCGCTGGCCCTTCTGGTGGCGCCGGATCGCGCGATACGCCTTGCCACTGGCCGCGTCGGCGATGATCCGCCGTTTCATGGCGCTGGCTTCAGTGTCGTTGAGGTTGATCGCCGCGGTCTGCAGGTCGCGTGCAAAGTTGCTGATCACGAACTCGGGGTTCAGCGACGTGCTGGCCAACGACAGATAGCCGTTCAGGCCATGCAGCAGCTTGAGCGCCGTACCCATCTCGGTGGCGCCCAGGTTCTTCAGCGACGCGGCGATGCGCATGGCATCCGTGTCGTTCTCGTTGAACTCGACGTGGTGCTCGACGCCGTTCACGCGGACCACGAACACGTTGTCGCGATTGCGCTGGCTCGGGTCCGGCGCCTGGGTCACGAGCCCGGTCACCGGATCGAGCATGCGCTTGGTCATCGGCTGGTCGATGTCCCATAGATCGCTCGGGTTCTCCTGCGCGAAACGCAGCATCGACTGCCCGACCTTGTTCTTCTCGGCACGGGTGATGGTGGCGTAGTGGCCGGCCACCACGTTGGCCAGGATATTCTGGGCGGCGCTGTGTCGGCCGAGCCGGTGCTTGGACGACGAGCCGCGGGTGTCGAAGCCACGACCGGTGCCGGGCCGCGATGCGGTGTCACCGTTTTTCCCTGGACCGCCGGGCTCGCCCTTGAGCGGAACATAATGATCGTAGGCACTCGCCCACTGATCGACGGTCGACTTCTTCTCGAGTCCAGAGTCGACCAGCAGATCGCGCGTCGCTCGGGTCATGCGATCGACTCGGCCAGCCACGTCGTCCAGCGCGTCGGACTCGCCGCGGCCGCGCAGCGCATCGGTCATGCGCTTCGCCTGGTCGTCGGACATGCCGGACATGGCTTCTTCGCCCGGATTGATCTCGGCCAGCTTGGCGTTGGCCTCGGGCGCGTGCCGCGCGTACAGGTAGGCGTCTACGGCGCTCAGGTGGCCAAACTTCTCAGCCAGGTCCTGATCCAGATCCGGCACGTACTCGGTCACCGGCCGAAGCCGAAAACCGGTCTTCTGCAGCGCGTCGAGCAACGGCTGCACATCGGATTCGTCAAAAGCGTCCATCGCCTGACGGGTCCGACCGTGATACAGCGTTTCCTGCAGATAAGGTGAGCCCTCGTCTTTCAAGCGCTCGCCGGTGCGGGCTTCGACTGCGGTCTCGAGCCGTTTCAGGGCCTCGAATTTGTTTTGTGCCTTGTAGACGAACGTCTGCGCCATCTGCCCGAAATAGCCTGCCTCGGGCGAATCCAGGTGGTTCGGCTGAAAATCGGCCTGGCTGCTATCGCTCTGGCCCGGAACTTCTGTTCCGACTGTTAGCCCATCGGCGCCCATCAGTTCTTCAGCGCGCTGGCGGTTGCCGGCTTTCTTGATGCCATAGCCGAGCATGTCGCCGGTGCGCGAGACGATCAGCCACTTGCCATCCTGCACTGTGGCCGCGGCCCGCACGTTGCCGTTCTCGTCCCGGCCGACCAGCCGCACGTCGCCGCGCCGCGGCGGCCGCGAGAACATGGGCTGCCCCTTGAACGCCGCGTCGCGCATCTCTGGCGTAATCTCGAACCCGTGGACCCCGACTTCCTCGTCGCCGGCGCGGACACGCATATCGCCGACCCTGCCGCCCCATTTCTTGATGTACTTGCCGGTCATCTTCGGCAGCATCTGATCATAGAAGGCTTTCATGCCCTCGCCGCCGACGCTGAGTTGCTGGCCTTCCAACGTGCGGGCGATGAATCCGGTGCCGTTGGACTGCGGCTCTTGCTGCAGCAGGTTGTCGGCCGCCTCCTTGCCGATATAGTCCGGCAAGTCATCCCTCGCCACATACCGGTTGATCGCCTTTTCGCCGTTGTGGGTCTCGGCGATCAGATGGCCGCGCTCGCTGGGCGCGGCGTCGTCGGCCTCGGAATAAGATATCTTCGCGATCGTCTTGCTCAGGTCATACCGCTCGGCCTGTTGCGCGCCGGTCGTCCATGCAATGCGATCGATGCCCTTGTCCGCCGCATAGCGGATCGCGCGCTTCATCGCGAGCAGTGGCCACGTTTTCTTGAACGGCGCATCGAGCACGGCGTTCCGATTGGCCTCTTCCGCCGCCTCGTTCGAGCGATCGTGAATATAGCGATGCAGATATTCTTCGGCATCCTGACGCGCGGCGGCAACGCCTTTGCCGACCGATGCTACTTCCTGACCATCCGGAGAAACCGCTTTCCATTGCGTATCCGTTTCCTCCACCGTGTAATTGGGGACGTTGGATTCGTGGTTGGCATACCCCCGCTTGCGGCCCTCTTGGTGCCAATCGGACTGCACCTCTTCGAGGAACAGCACACGGTTTCCGTCTGCGTCGTGCCGCTCGTTCATGCGCAAGTGGGCGACAATATTCGGCTCTTCGAAGTGGCCGGAGTGATACGCGCGGCGCGCGTTGATGACCGCCGTCTCTGCCTCGCGGCGCGTGTCGTTCGCGGCCGAGAGGTCCTGTGCCCGGGCGCGTGTCGTCTCCGTGTCGCCGGAATCGCGCACATCGTTGTAGGCATCGGCCGCCTGACGCTGGCGCGTTGTCGCTTCGTCGCGCGCGGCGCGTTGCGCGTCCGTCTCTCGGCGCGGAAATTGCAGCAGGAGCTCGCGGTAGTTGTCGCCGCCGGGTAGCGTATATTCGTGGTATCTGACGCCTCCGGTCGTTGCCGGAGGCTCGATGCTGCCGTCCTCCATCATGGCGCCAATGCGCGCATGAAGCGCCTCATCGGCCGCATCTCGGCTATCAAAACCGTTCTCGAATACCCGCTCGCCGCTGGACGGGTTTCTCCAGCGATAACCGTACTTCCCGTTTTCGTCTTGGTAGTTTCTGCCCCCGCCCTCGTCGACCAGGGCCTCAATGGCATCATCGCGATCGGAGCTTCCGAGAACTGTTTCTTCAGTCCGAACGCCGCGCTCGGCCAGTGCCTGCAGCAGATCAGATTTCTCGACCGTACCTTCCTGATCGTCGAGCCAGGACTGGATGCCGGACCATTCCAGTTCCTCGGGCTTGATCTGGCCTTTCTTGGCGTATGACTCGATGGCCTGGCGCATCTGCTCGGCCGGCCCGCGGTTCGGCAGCTTCTCGGAGAGCACGCGGGCCATCTCGGAATAGTAGGTCGGTACCGGCTCGCTATAGGTATAAGGACGAGGGCGAATCCGCAGTACACGGCCTTTGCCATAGGCATAGCGACCGGCCTGCGCGATCAATGCATTAAGCTCATCCTCGCCGATTTCCCCTTTGCGTAATCCAAGGCGTCTCAGGAATGCCTGTATGGCCGCCTTGATACGTTGCATGATCGGCAGATCGACCTTGTTCTCGGCCATTACCGCAATAAGCTCTTCGGCAAACTCGTCGCTGTCCGGATCAATCCGCCGGTATCGGTTACGGACTTCCTCGGCAAGTTTCTGAATCGCCGGGCTGCGATCGCGTAGCTGTTTTACCTGCGTCATCGTCGGGCGAAACTGCTGGCCCAGAATCTGCTGCATCCCGAAATGCCCCATCGATTCATGGCGTAGCACTTTCATTGCCCGCTCTTTACTCGCGATATTGCCGGGGAAAAGCAGGATATGCGTACCGGTGTACATGCCTTCAACGCCGCGCGCGCTGGGGTCGCCCGTGACCTGCTCGGGCGGGATCGTCATCATCGTGACCGGGATATGCCGCCCCAATTTATTCAGTGCTTCTTGCAGATACGGTTGATAAGCATCACGGCGCTCGACCGCCTGGTCGTCGAATGCAAAACTGCCGTGCCCACGAAAGAACTGACCGGCGCGCGAAAACTGGGACGTGCCATCACCCTCGCCGCCTGTTACGCTATTCTGTGAAGCGCCCGCACCCACCTCGTCGCGGGCAGTTGTAGCGGCGGGGTGCATAGCGCCAGTGACGTCATTTCCCGCACTGGTGGCATCGGGCGTTCTCTTATACCCGGTCAATAGCCACGCGTTCGAACCGGGATTCTTGACCAGGTTGACCTCGTTTCCATCCCACGAAACGGTCGCGCGCTGCATGCGCTGCTGGCCCGGCGATGCCCGTCGAGTAACGGCGCCGCGCGCAATCGTGTTCGGTATGGTTTCCGTCAGGAAATGAGTCGCATCGTCCAGACTCATGCCGTCTTTCCGCTGACGTGCTTCGAGGATATGCGAGATCCCCTTGGCGCCACGGCGGTTGCCTTTCTTGGTTACCCGTCCGCCCTCATCGCCATACTCGAAGTCCACCCATCCGAGATCCGGCTGATACATCGCGCGATGGACCGTGGTCTTGTCCAGCAAGGCCTTGTTCATCGCTTCGCGGCCGCGCGCCGCATTGGCCTCGACCGACTTCATGGCGCTGCGGCTGAACTGTGTTCGCTGGTCTGCGCCGCGCGCGTTGGTTGCTGCCGTCTGCGGCTGGCTTACTTCACCCGCTTGAGATCCGGCCGATTCGGATCGACCAGCTTCGGCTCGTCGCCCTCCGCCTTGTTGGCTTCCTTCCTGGCCAGATCGCTCATCCGGCGAAAGATCGCCGTCTTGCTCCGGCCGCGAGAATCGGATTGCTTGTTGGCCATCACCGGCCTCGCTTCGCTGTCGTGCCGTCTGGACTATATCACCGGCGCTCACTGCGTCGCCGAAGAGGCTGTCGGCCCCATTGCGCGCGTAGTGCTCGGTCAAATCGGCCATGTGCTTGAAATACTCGCCCAGCCGCTTGCCGCTGCGGATGTTGGCGTCGATGAACCGGGCGGCGTCAGCCACCTCGGGCGAGGTCTGCGAAAACGCATCCTGTTGCCGCAGCAACTCGTCGAGATCCTGATTGCGCCGGCGCGAGTCACGCACCAAGTCCGCCCCTTCGGCCAGGATGTTCGCGGTATCGATACCTCCCAAGGAGCCATCGGCACCCCGGGCACGGGCGAAAGCTGGCGCGGCTCGCTGCAGGCCGGCGAGCACGTTCTTGATCTCGGGATCGGATTCTTCGGCCGCCAGATTCAGCAACCGATCATCGCCGTACGCCTTCGCGAACACAGCGCCCTGCACGCGATCGGCCATGCGCTTGTTCCAGCGGCCGTCGCCGGTGCGCAGGCTCGCCGCTTCGTCATCGCCGATCTTGTGCGCGAAGCGTCGCAGGAACTCGTCATTGGACGCGGCCAGCACGTTGCCGTTGTCGCTGGGGTCGAACAGTGCCATGTCATCGACCGTGAGCCGCTCGGCATCGGATCGCGCCTGCTCGGCCGGGCTCATCTGCGACAGATCGGACTGGTTGGCCTGACGGGCGAACTCGGCGCGCTGGCCGTCATCCATGGCCGTCGTGCGCCGCCGGACATAGACCGGGTTGTCCATGCCGGACAGATCGACGCCGGCGCGCTGGGCCTTGCGCTCCACGAACTTGCGATATGCGTCGGCGTTGCCGGCGGCATAGGCATGGCGGATGGCGTTCACGCGACCGTTGCCGGATTCGACCACGTTGTCCGGGCCCACGATCGGCGCGCCGTCGCTGGCCTTGGCCGTGTCGTCCAGTAGTTCCGGGTCGAGGTTACGTGCCATGTGGCCGATCTGCGCTTGGCTCGAAACGCGCGAACGGTCACGCGGCTGCAAGCTCTCGGGGAACGAGGGGTTCACGTTGCCCTGAGCCGTATGCGATGCCACCAGATCATTGGCATCCACGAACTCGCCCTGTACGTCGACCTTGTCGCCGCGGCCGGTAGTGACCGAGCGACGGGAATCCGGTACCGACCGGTCCGACGAAGTCGCGCCCGAAGCATCGGCTTTCGTGAACGTCACGCCCTCATTGAGCGCACGTTGCAGCTCGCCACGCGACCAGCTGGTGCTGCTGCCGTCCTGCGTATCGGTCACGCGAACGTGGCCACGGCGATCGATGTCATCCACGCGATAGGGTGTATCGGCTTTGCCATGCCCGATCGCGCCCGATGGTGTGACGGTATCGCCGACATCGGCGCCAATAGCCTGGCGCACTTCGCTAGCTTTCACTGGGCGTGCCGCCGGCTTGCTGCCAGCATCAGGCTGCGCTGGCGTTTCGCGCGCCGTGTCGCCTTGGTCCGCCTGATCTTGGCGCGCTTCGGAAAGGTGATCCCATGCCTGCTGCGGCGTCATCTGTCGGATCTGGTCATCGGAATGACCAGCGTCACGCAGCCGCCGTCGCATATCCTGCGTGATCATCGTCGGGACCGACGCCGTCTTTGCCACGCCCTCGCGCGCCCGGCGCGTCACCTCTTCGGGCGAGAGCGCGCTTTGATCTTCTGCCCCGTTCTCTGCCGAGGATTGCTGCTGGACGTCGGATGCGCTGGCCGTCGCCTGATCGATCGCGCCATGCTCAGCCTGCTGGTCCTCGATCAGGTGCGGATAATCGACCATCACCTGAGGCGATACCGGTTCACCAGCTCGCAGCGCCTGGTCCACCGCCTCTTCGTGATCGCGGCCCATATTGGCCGGGTTCTGATAGAACTGGCGGCGCGTCTGCTGCCAGGCCGGCGCCTCATCAGGCGATACGCCCGACGGCCCGGATGAATCGCTTGAAACGCTCGGCTGTTCTTCAGGGGTCGGCGTCACCTCACCGTCCAGGATCTGCTTTGCCCGGCGCTTCATGCGCGGCAATGGCATCACGCGCCCGTTGTCCATGCGCTTGGCCAGCCCGGCATCGACCAGCGCCTGCTTGTCGGCGTCCGACAACGGCGTATCGCTACGCATCGATTTCTCGATGATTGCATCGGGGTCCGGAGACGCTTTTGCTGTCTTGGTGTCGCCCGCGGCCTGGCTTCCAGATTGAGACGCCCGCCGAATCGCCGAGCCGGTCAACGCACTGCCGCCGCCCAGCAAACCGGTGACCGCGATCGTCGGCACCGCCACCTGACGCAGCGCCTCGCCAGCCGAAACCTTGTGGCGCGTCATGCCCGTGCCGTATTCGGCGCGATTCTGCAGCACCTGCGTGATGGTCTCGGTCGGCAACTCAAGCCCGAAGGTTCGCGCCAACTGGTGCGCGACCTCGCCGACGCCCTGCTTCTTGGCCAGCGACTTCATTAGCGTGCTGCCGATCATCGCTTCGCCGGCCGGCTCGGTCAGCGCCTCGGCGCCGCCGTACAGGCGCGCATAGTTCTTCGACTTGTCGTAGAGATCGCCCCACTCTTGCTGCGTGAGCGGATGGCCGTTGAGCTTTTGCGACACACGGTCGGCATGGTCATGCAGCTGATCCATGAACGAATCGAACTGGTTCCGGTACGCCGCAGCGCCCGCGGCCGTGGCGCCCGCGGCCGTGCCAACGCCTGGGGCCACGAGATTGCCGGCCGCCGATCCGGCCAGAAACGAGCCAAGCCCAACGGCCGAGAACGCCAGCGACTGGCCGATACCGCGCAGACTGTCGAAGTTCGGGTCTTGATAGGCCTTGCTGTCCGGGTTCGTGGCGTCGATCGCTTTGTCGATCCACGAATCCTTGACGCTGCGATCACCGCCGCGGATGGTCCGTAGCACCGAGTTGGCGACATCGGCGGGCAGATGCTTGGCTTCGCCACCCAGCACCTGAGCCGCCTTCTCCGCATAGGCCCCGCTGTTCTCGCCCTCCGGGTTGAGGATCGGCCGATGGCCGCCCAATGAGGTATAGAACTGCTCTTTCGGCTTGCCCGTGCGCTTGGCGTATTCTTCGGCAGCGACCGCGTTCGCCGCGCGCGCTCGGTCGGGTGAACCGAAAAAGCCGTTGATCCGCTGCAGCAGCGACGGGTGCCACGCGCTCATCTGTGGGCCCGATGTTCCGTTATCGGAACTCCCGGCTCGAGCAGGCGTCGGATTATCTCGCTGTTCAGCCGCCAGCGGCTGCGAAGGCTGGCCATACTGTCCCGTTTCCCGCTCCAGCCGCGACGGCGAATCGATCGGCCCGCTCGGCCCGGCCGACAACAGGTCGCCGACGCTGGACAGGAATCCATCGCCGCCGGATTTGGCCGGCGCCGTCGGTTGTAGCCCGACCTGCTGGCGGAACTGATCCTCGGGGATGTCCGAATAGAAATTCTTGTGCAGGGCCGACGCCAACGCGTCGTCGGACATATCGTTGTACTGCGGGTACCGCTGACGAAACGCGCTCAGCTTGCCCGGCTGGTCGTTGCCATTCGCCATCGGCGGCTCCTAGCGCAAGCTCAGGGGGTCGGTTGCCTGCTTGTTCGGGTTGCTGAACGGATCCGTGTCCTGCGTCGTGATCTGGCTAAAGAACTGGTCGAGCGTCGGGGCGTTCTGGCCGAACGAATATTGCTGCGACATCGGGTCCCACTTGCCATAGCGCGCGTTATAAAGCTGCCGGATGTCGTCCATGGTCGCGGTCTGGCCATTGCGCAGCCGGACCTGGCCGGCCTTCAGGCCGCCGTTGCCCCGATCCTTCTGAGCCTTGGCCTGCAGCGAATTGATGCGCGCATCGGTCAGCCGGCCGTCCTGGGCCAACTTTCGATTGCGGTAATCGGACAGCGATGCCGTCTTGTCTCGATCCAGTGCGATCTGGGCCTGTCGGTACTTGTCTAGGGCCGCCTGCTGCGCTTTGTCCAGACCGAACTTGGCCCGGGTTGCCTGATGATTGAACTGCGCATCCTGGCGCCCCGCATCGAACTGGCGATCCTGGTTGTACTGGCCAAGCAGGTCTTGCAGATAACTCTGTTCCGACTGCCGCGCGGCCTCCTGGCCCTGTAGCTTGCGATCGGCAATGCGGTTCGCGGTATGTACGCCGACCTGTCCGGCGCGGCCGAGATTGGCAAACAGGCCGCCGGTGCCCGGCTGCGTCGATTGCATCAGCGCGAGGCCGGTATTGAGCAACACCCGGCGCTTGTCATCTCCGCTCAACTCCGGTCGGTTGTACGCGCCGGGCTGGGCCACCAGGCCGTGCAGGCGCGACAAGATGCTGCCCTCCTGGTCGGGCGTCTGCGATTGCGCCGGCGGCTGACTGCCCAAGCTGTAGTTCTGCGGCTGAGCGTTGGCCAGGGTCAGATCGGCCAGGGAACCATAATCAGGCATGGGCCTTGTCCTCCAGCTTCTTGATCCGCTGCGCGGCCTCCTTCAGGCCCGCGTATTGCGTGCCGATCGCGTCGATAATCGGAATCTGCTTGCCGTTGCCAACGCCGAAATGCTCCTGCATGTCTTCGGCATAGGGCCCGACGTGGCGCTCGGAATCGCCCTTGTACCGCCAGGTATCGACGGGCATGGACGCGAGTTTCGCGAGCACACTGCCCTCGACCGGTTGCTTGTCGGTCTTGTAGTCCTTCGACGAGAACATGCCAGCGATCGATGCCACGGTCCCGATGCCGGACGCGATCTTCTGGCCGGTGCTCGGGTCGCTGCCCTGAGTCGCCGTACTGGTCGTCGTCTGGCCATGCGGCACCGAGCTCACGGCGCCAAGCAGCGTGTTCAGGTTATTGGTGCCCCAATTCCGCTGGTCTAGGAAATTCTGATAGTTGGCATCGGCTTGCGCCTGGTTGATGCCGCGTTGTTCCTGCCCTGCCCCCATGAGCGTGTTTGCTGCGTTACTGGTCAAGCCCGCCGCATTGCTCGCCATGTTGCCGTACTGGCCGGCCAACGCCGACTGGTTCGCCCGATCGGCCTGCCAGTTATTCACCGCCGAGTTATAGGCGTTGCCCATGTTCTGGGTGTACAGGTTCCCGATCGCGTCGAGATATTGCTTGTTCGCGTACTGATCGCCCAGCTCCGAGCGCAGGCCACCGAATGCGCCGCTCTGGGCCGCGTTCTCGTCACGGGCGTTCTGCTGCTGGGCGAACTGGTCGGACATCTTGTTCGCCGCCACGTCCGTCACGTTCTGCGTGTACGGGTTCATGTACGACGAGATGTCGGCGCCGGTCAGGTTCTGATTGGCGTTGCCGAGCGCATCCGCCGCCTGGGTCAGATACGGCTGATACGAGCCAGTGATGCCATTGGCGACCTGCCACCCGGCCTGTTCGTTGTTGGTGGCATTGGCCACCCGGTCGCCGCTGTAACCCTGATACGGGCGGTCGGCGATGTTCTCCGCCATGTTGACGGCTTTTTTCGAGGCACCGGACAGCCAGGACGGGAGCTGCGTGGATTGCGACTGGCTCGACGTCTTCTTGCCGCCGCCGAATAAACTACCCATCGCTCGCGCCTCCATAGGGCGGCCGGAAGAAACTGCCGCCGAGATAGACCATGCCGTCGAAGCGGCCGATGAACTCGTCCTTCCAATCGGCGTCACTACCGGAATGGGTGCCGATCACGAGCGGCGCCCCACCCTTGTCGTCGGCCGACTTGACGACCGCCTCGATCAGCTTCCGCCCGGTACCGCGGGCCTTGAAGTTCTTCAGGACATAAAGCCAGCTGTTCGTCAGCACCACACGTTCCGACCACGGAAACTGGAAGTCGACCAGCGCGATCGAGCCGATGACCCGGCCCGACAGATCGGCAACCCAGACTTCGCCCTCGGCGATCGTGCGCGTGATCCAGCACATCAGACGGTTTTCGTCGATGGGCGAATAATCAACGCTGTTGCTATAGGCCTCTTCGAGCAGGCGATAAATCGCCACGGCATCGCTCTGCTTGCCCAGTCTGATCCGGATAACTTTCTTCTGATCGCCCATAAACGAAAAAGCCCGGACCATCTCGCGACAATCCGGGCTCGGTTGGTCCGATACCTGGGCTCAGGGTACGTTCGCCCCGCGTGGCCTGCACCCGATTCTGAGTCTCACTCGATCCGGACCGGCTCGATCAAATACCGGTGCGCGGCGAACGTGTCGTGCAACGCGACCCGAACGCGCCGATCGCGTCGCGGCCGCGGCGGCCAGGGCCGACCGGTCACAGCAACCTGCAACGCTTCAAGACGCCGGTCCGGCCACGGCTTCATCCAGACTGCATTCTTGCCGGCGCACACCATGTCCACCTTCTGGCAGATTCGAATCTGCGTGTTGTTCAGGTTTTCGATCCGGCCGTCGTTGCTCTTCATGTGATCCTCGAGCTGCTGAACCCGGTAGAGCACCATGGCCTGATCCCCCTGCGTCGGTAGATCATCCAGATTGGCGAACTTGCTTTGCAGCTGGTCGACGACTCGCTGCAGCGATGTGACCGTGTTGCGCAGCTGCCGCGCGCTCTCGATCGAACTGCGCTGGCTGCTGCTGTATTTGGCGACGACGATCCCGGAGACGATGCCCACGATGGTCGGTATGATCAGCATGGCCACGAACGCCAGAGCGAGCCGCCCGGCGGTAATGTTCTGGTTCGGCGACATCACCGCGCCCCTTGAATCGCTCGCGACATGAGTATCAGCTTCGAGCGCTTCCCTTCGTTCTTTTGGTCGCATTGATCGAGCGTCCATAGATTGCGACCCCGCGATTTCCACCATGTATCGGACGAGATCGCTCCGCGGCTCGGTAGCGACGATGCGCGGGTATCGCAATGCGACAAGTCAGCGGCGGATAGCCTGACGCGCATGTCGTGGCGTAGATCTGAAAGAGCATCGTGGCGACCGGACTCATAGCCCTGATTGAACAGCGCGCTGCCGTTCACTGGCTTGGGCTGCCGACAGTTGGGCGTGGCGCATCCCGCCAATATCACGATCAATGCGGCCGCAATCGCCTGTTTCATAGACCCCACACGCAAAAAGCCCGGACCGATCACGATCCGGGCTCAGTGGTTCCAATACCCGAGGCCAGTCTATGGCGACCGTGTTTTACACGTCACGTCGTTCTGAGACGAGCCGGCCTTTTGGTAAATAAATCTAACGTTTTTATTACGAACTGAGAGCCGCTATAGTCACTGCGCATGGCAATTAGTTGGGAGAAGCCGTGGCAATGGAGGGGGACGAGCTGACTGAGCTTGCGGCTCGGTATACGGCGAGCGGGCTTGCCGGGGACATGCCATCAGATATGGCGGAAGCCATGCTTCGCGGCATGTTGCGGGCTAGCCAGATACTGGACCCAGGATCGGGCCGCGAAACGCCGCTGCTAGAAATGATTGAACAACTTGGGCAGGCCGACGAGGCCTAGACGCTAGCGAGTCGCATGGTTTGAGAGTACATCGGCCAACGGTCTAGCGCTCTGAAGGCGACTCTTGCGCATGCGTCTTTTCGCTCGTTAGCGCCCGCTCACAGTGTCGCGGGAATATAGCATCGAGCATGGTGTACAGAGCTCGCCAATACCAGACCGATCGACAGCGGCATGCGCGAGCCGAGAGCGTTTCATCTGGCCAGCCACCAAGGATCGTATTCGCGAACTGATCCAGCCCCAGCGCAACGCGCACGCCATAGGAATAGCTCATGGCGTTCCATTGCTCCATTGGATCGCGTTGATGTCCGAAACCTGGCCAGTCTTATCGTCGATCGCATCAACCTGCGCCAAAAGCGCCCGCAGCTGCAGCTGCTGGGCGTCGATCCAGGCTTCGCCGTCATCGCCGACTTGCTGGATCTGGGCGGCCGTGTGATCGACGCGCGGCCAGACCGAATCCGCCTTATTTGCCGGCAGCACGCACGTGAAGCTCACGGTACCGCCACTCGGGAACGTCGGTAGCAGGCTTTTAGTCACTCGGCCCATCAGATTGACCTGGTCAGTCGCAGAGCTTGGATAGTGATGCGTTGTGCCAAGGGCATTCGATTCGAATCCACCGGTTATCGCGGCTTCGCATGCCGCCGTTAGCTCAGCGATTTTCGCCACCTTGGCCTGTGCGAGCGCGGCCGGTTGCTCGGCAGCACTTAGCTCAGCATCTGTAGGTTTGGTCCCGAGCTTCTCAGTGTCCCATTCGCCGATATAGGGCCCTTTGCCATCGTCTAGAATCAAGAAATCGCGAACGGGAACGGCGTTCGGCTTTAAAAAAATCACGATATTTACAAGATCCATCAGAATGGTCCTACAACGGAGATAAAATTGTTCGTTTGTTGCGCGCCGCTACGTCCATAGTAGTCGGCGTTCATTGCGACCGCTGTAAAGACGCGCAAGTTGAGCGAATCTGAGCCGTTCATGTACAAAATACCCGCCCCGCCGCTAGTTAGACTGTTGCCCGGTGATGCGGAATACTGGTCGCCGCCGGAGATCAATTTTTGGCTGTTGTCTTGGTTACGGACTAAGAATGCGCTTTCGGTTTGGCCACTACCGGTCGCATCAAAATAGGTGCCGAAGTTGACCTGGTAGTAGCCTGCGCGGGTTGGTTTGATGCCGTGATTATTAACATCCACAATGCCAGAGGGGTCGAAGCCCACGGTGTCGAGCGGAACAAGCACGTTGCCGCGGTTCGTGCTGGTAAAGGCGGACCCCAGATAAATCTGCGCCATGTCAAACGCTGCAATCCAGCCATTGGCGGCCGTGTACTCTACGTGGACCGCTTCATCGATCACGCTGGCTTCCCAGCCTTCGGCCGGCTCATAGAATGTCCATGCGCCGTCTTGATAAAGCGCGACTGTGCCGTCCTGCCCCGCCCAATCGGCGCCCGTTGCACTCGCGGGGACGATGTAGCGGTCGCCTTCGGCGGGCGAACTTGGCTGGGCTGTGGTCGTGCGGCTGAGGACCGTGAACTTCCCGACAAGCGCCGACGCCCATTCCCATGCCACGGTGCCATCGCCCTGAGCTGTAGCAACGGCATCGGGCACAGCAGTTCCGCTATTGATCTCGTTGGCCGTGACCTGATCCATGGCCGCCAATCCGCCCTGCGGACCACCAAAGATCACCCAGGTATTCGGGCTCACCCCGGTCAGGATGTAGAACGAAGGTGAGCTGCTGCCGACCTGGGCCACCCGACCGATGTCGTCGGACGTAATCGGCATCCCAGGCGCCACCTCAGTCAGTGCATTAAGCGCGTCGATGGTGCCGACGACCCATGTCGGCAGGCCGGGACGACTGGCGGGCTGCAATCGGCCTATGAAACTCATGGTTCAAGATCCTTTTCCGTAAACAGCTGGCCCTGTTCGTCGAGCACCAGTTTCCCCTCGACGTCATACATGGGCAGCGACGCAGCACCCACGATGCTCTGCGGCAACGTTTCGCCGTCGCGCATCTCGCGCAGCCGTGCTCCGTCAAAGATGATTGGCCGCTGCTCCGCCATTGCTTAAGCCAGCGTGATCGGTTGGCCGGGCTCAAACGAGATGTTCGCGTCGGTGCTGGATCGCCCGATGTACTGCACCACGTTGCCGGTGCTCGACGGCGGCGTATCGGTCGGCTGCCCCGGATTGGCCGCGCTGAGAAAGTAGTCGGTGCCCGGCGACAATCCGGACAGCGCGTTGTTCAGGCCTTCACGGTAGACCGTCACACTCGCGCCGCTGGCGGCCGAATCAAGAACAAACCCGTTGGCCTCCTTGCCCTCGGCTGTCGCGTCGGCTTTTCGGACACTGGCCGTGCCGCTGGCCGAGTAGATGTTCACGAAGTCGCCGCCGTTGAGCGCTTCGGTGGCCGGCAGGCTCTCCGTCTCGGCGCCCAAGCCGGTCGGAAACAGGCTTTGATCGAGTTTGCCCTGCCCGTTGGTCGAAACCAGTTTGTCCGCATCGGTAGCGCCCGCGGATGTAACCAGGGATACCGCCTCCTTGAGGCGCCCACCGACCTGCTGTAAGAACTTGGCCATCGTCTACTCCTGAAGAAGAATCGGCGGCTCGATGTTGACCGCGATCTGTGTGGCTGAAACCGGCGTGCCGACGACGCAGATGAAGCCCGAGCCCGGCGGTGTCTGGGATAGAACGCCGCTGGCGCCGAAGAACACGGGCTCGCCGGGCTGCCAGGCCCATGACGGCTCGGCCATCAAGCCCGAAAACCGTGCAATCGCCGTTTCGCCGGCTGCGGCGGCCCCGGTGGTAATCGCAAGCGTCGCGGCGGCGTCGTCAAGATCCGCAGGATCGGCATAGAACCACTGGCCATCGCGGGCCACGACGACCCGGTGGCCGCCCAGCGTCTCGCCGGCCGGCAGCCGGTAGCAGCCGAGGTCGATCACGTTGTCGCGATCGACGCGCGCGGGCTCGGCCGTGGTGTTGCCCGTGCCGTCATCGACGCCGACCAGGATCTCGCGCGTATCAAGGGTGATTCGCAATTCGCGATCGGCGATCGCATCCGCCGCGGCCGCGCGGTCAATGAGCAGCGTGGCCACGGCGCCGTCGAGCGTCGGAAGCGTGAACTCCACCTGGTCGCCGTTGACCACAACGTTGATCGTCGGATCGCCGACGAGCGTGCGGATATCGGTCACTGACCCATCGCGGGCCGCGACCAGCGCGGCCCCTTCGCCGGCGTTGCGCAGCTCCTCGCGGCGCAGCATGCGGATCTTCGTAGGCGTCACGGCAAACCCGATGACCAGATAGCCAGTGGTGGGCTGCTGTTCGGTGAGTACGCCCTGGGCATCCCCGTAAATCGTAGCGCCGGGCGTCCAGTCCCAGGCATCGCTGCTGAGATCGCCGCGCGATTGGACCGATATCGGCTGGCCGGCCAATCCCGCCTGCGGCGCGATGCCCACGGCCTGATCGAACAGGTCGTTCGTGGCCACCGTCGCCTGGGCGGTGTAGGTCGTTACTCCTTTGGACAGTCGCTGGCTGGCCGTCAGCGCGACGACCGCGAACTGCGGGATATCCTGGGCGGCCCGGTAGCTCGCAAGACCGCCAATCGGCCGGTTGAGGGATACCCATCGCTGGCCATTGAACGCGAACGAGCCGCGCCCTCCAACATCGGCATCATCAACTACGGCGATATCGCCGCGCTCGGCATCGAGTACGCGCATCGACGTCTCGTTATTGACCGAGTGAACGCTCGGCCGCGAGGTTTCTGGCAGATACTTTGCGGCGATCTTGCCCTTGGCGAGCAGGCCGATGACGTTCTCGGGCGCCACGCGCAGCGGTTTCATGCCCGTGTTGGCGCCGAAGAAAAGCTCCCAGGTATCGAGCGCGACGAACGGCTCGCCCTGGTCACCGACACTCGGCAGATTGCGTTTCTGGCCCCGGGCAAACTGCAGGTGCAGCGCGTCCTTGCGGGTCGTGAAGTAGCCGCCATCGACCTTGTCGGTGAACGCGATCACCACGTGATCGCCGGCGTCGCGCACCGATATCCCGGAGCCGGCAGTCAGCGACTTGAACGGCAGATCCAGGCCTTTCTTGTCCAGCGCAAGGCCGACGCCCTCGCCGGCGTTGCTGGCGGTATTGGCCTCGCCGCCCTCGGTGGAGGCCAATGCGCCTAGCTTCGCCCAGCCCTTCTCGGCCTTGAGCCATACGATGTGCGTCTCGGCATCGGTCACATCGATGTACAGATCGTTATAGGCCCCGAGGCCGGCGGCCGGCTGGCCGTGGCCGACATGCCACGCGCCGCCGGTCTCGGCAGTCGTGTCGGCGCCATAGGCCAGTTCGACCGTGCGCGTGAGCTGGCGCAGCTTCGTGATCAGCTGGCCGTCGGCCAGATCCGACGGATCGAATTGCGGTAGCGGTCTAGCGGCGGCCATGAGCCCTCACCTCTGCCGAGAACGCCCCCATACGCCAGTAGGCATCGAGCGTTGCCGCGGCCACACGAATCGCGATCTGCCGATTGCGCGCCCTCACGTTGATCTGGCGGGTCATGGCCGTAATCGGATGCGGACCGCTGCGGATACGAAAATCGTCCTGCGGGAACTCACGACCGAGCAGCGTCAGCTCAACCTGACCATCGATCGCCAGGAAATCAGGAATCAGCCGCGAGACGTGCATGAACTGGCCGCCCTCGGCGATATCGATATCGTAGGACTCGAGGAACGACCCCATCGGCTGATCGTCTGCGTTCACCCCGTCTTCATGGGTATAGACGTGCCCATTCGGATCGACGCCATAGGGCAAGCCGTAGGCCGACGACTGATCGTGCATGGCCGTCCGGTCGATGGTCCCGAAGTACCAGACCTGCTCCCGGTAGTTGTAGATCACATACCGATCGTTGTCGTCGGCGACGGCCGAGGGGTAGACCCAGATGATCTCGCTGTACAGCCGGTTGACCGTGGCGTAGACCTTCGCGCCCTGGAACGTATCGATGTCCTGGAACACGTGATTGCGCACCGGGCATGTCAGCGGCCGGAGCACCCCGTCATAGACGAAAAAATCGCCGTCGCCCATGAAATAGACCACGCCGTTGACCTGCGCGGCTGCATTCGGACCTATGATCCGCACGCTCCGGCCCAGTGGCGAGAAACCGAACACGTAGGTGCCGCCAATGAATTGCATCGAATACAGCGCTTCGTCGGTGAAGATCAACTTCTCCGAACGCGTGTCGATCGCGGTCACGATCTGGCTGCCGGCATCGAGGCGCTTGTCGCCGCTGGTGTTGTTCACCGTGGGCGTGAAATCGTTGAAGTTCTCCTGATCCGACCAGCGGATCTCCATCGCATCGCGCGACTGCGTGGTGTGGGCGCCGAAACAAATGAGATGCCGGTCCTCCGGCGAGACCATGATCCAACGATTCGTGGCCGGTGCATTCTCGATGAGCACCGCGCGCTTGTTCGGCCCGAGCGATCGATCCCACCAGTAGACCGGTCCCTCCACCGGCGAGGCCAGCAGATCCTCGCCCCAGTTGTCGAGCGACCACGTCCGCAGGCTCTGGTAGAGCGTCGATTCAGTGCGCGGCGTGCCATAAGTGCCCTGGCCATAGCCGCCGACGCCGTAGCCATAGACCTTATCCTTGGAGGCCGTGCCTACATGGATCTCGTATTCGAAGTCGACGGCGCCGCCGCCGTTGCCGCCGCTGGCCGGCGCGGCCTCGAGATCGATCTCGTACTGGTCGACGGTGATCACCCGGGCCACGCGGTGCTCGCCGTCAAAGTTCAGGGTCGCATTGCCCTGTGCCGTGAAATGTACGAAGTCGCCGGGCTCGCAGCCGTGGGCGACGTGGTTGACGGTCAGCGTTTTGTTGCCGCCCACCGCCTGGAAGGGATCGGTCAACGTCCCTTGGTCGCGCAGCGGCGTGATGTCGTAGACATTCCCCGAATTGAGCAGATAGAGCTTCAGGTGCGTGCCGACCGCGACCCAGCTCTGGTTGTCGAGAGACGACCAGTCGTGAATCGCCCGGGCACGGCCGAGCAGCGCGATAGGCGCGCCATTTCCGCCGATCATCTTGCGCCAGCCGCCGATCTGCTCCGGTAGCCCGGACCGGAAGCGGATCCGGTCGCAATCGTGCCAGTACGGTTCGGCGCCGCGCGCTGTCTCGTCGGTGTATACCCCGGCCTTGATGTGAACGGTTGCGACCTGGCCCATGGCTACAGCTTCACGAGCAGGTTCAGATACGTGCGCGGGCCCAGCACGTTGAACGGATCGCCCTTGCCGGTCGCGCTCGTGATGTGGTCACTGCCGGAATCGTTGGTGTCGTTGTTGGCGCCCATCGAGTAGTCCTCCAAATTCCCCTTGCGAGCGAAGGAGGACCCATAGACGTAGCTGTAGTGGGTATGCTCCACCAGCTCGTCGACGGTCATCGTGTGTTTTTCCTCGCCGACGGTCTCGCCGAGGTTATGCGACGACAGATTGCTGTCAGCTGGCGTACCAGCGACGGCGATCGCCCGGGCCACGGTCTTGAACAACCCAATCGGCTTGGCCGCAGCCCAGTCGTCGTCGGCGGTGGCGCCGCGGCCGCCGGATACGGGCGCATATTGATCGCTGATGTTGTTCCAGAGCAGCTTGTACAACGCTTCGCAGTCGTCGTCGGCCCGGGCGGTCGAGCCACTCCCCGAGGGCCCGATGGACCCGTCGTTCGCCCGAACCCATCCGGTTTCGGCCTGCTTGATCGTGAACTTCACATCGCCGGTCGTGAACCGGCCGCCCTGGCCGCCGGATCGCTCGAATTCATTGTTGAGAGCAGACCAGTCGAGCAGCGACTGGTCTTTGTAATCCTGGGTGGTGCCGACCTCGTTGACGTTTCGCTCCACGGCATTACCGGGCGTCATTCCGGCAACCAGTGCCGTGTCCGGTGCCTTGGCCGCAAACAGCACGTTCGTGCCGTCGCAATACACCCAGCGCGCCTCGCCGCGCGGCACCTTCACCCCGGTGCCCAACTGGGTGCGAACCGTCACCTCGTACTGGCCAGTCGTGTTGTTGCGTACGAGAAAGACCTTGCTGACCGCCGGCACGATCACGTTCAGGTTCTCGCTCGGATTACCCTGCAGGTCGAGGACGGCCGAGCGCGCTTCGTCGTCGCTGCCGTCGTTGGTCGACAGCGTGTAATCGTTGGCCGACAGCACGATCTGCGCGGTACCGGCCACCGCCGCCTCGAGCAGCTGCATCTGCTTGTTCAGCACCTGGCCCCAGACGTTTTCGTCCGACCCCGTGTCCTGCAAGTTCAGGCGCAACAGTTCACTGAAACTGGCCATTTATCTTCCCTCGGGCTGCGGCGGCTGTTCGGGATCTCGCAACAGCGGCGCCAGCTGCTTGCGGGCCGCAGGAATGACCTCGGCGTTGTACGTGCCGCGCCAGACCGCGATCCGGTCATCGGCCTTGATGAACTCCTCGCAGGCCATCAGGCACGCATAGAACAACGCATCAGGCACGTGGCGCGAGATCCAGGTTTCGCGGTTGGACGGCGAGACAATCGCCGGCGCGGCGATGGCCCGGGTCCGGCAGACATAACCATCGTCCGGCACCGGGCCAACCATCCAGTGGTCGGCATCGAGATCGCACCAGTAACGCGGCGCGCCGGACGCACCCTCCTGGTAGCCGAGCACGAAGTCGTAGCTGCGCGACTCGATCGGCGTGAACACACCGGACTGCTCGATATGAAACGACCGCGTCACCCGCGTCCGCCGCGGCTTCTCGATAACCGGATCACCCTTGGTAATGAAATGGCCGCGCACCTCATCCAGCACCTCAAGATCGAGATCGCGCGCGACTTTCTCGCTGCCGAGCGCGATGATCCGATCCAGTTGGGCCATGAACGACGGATTGTCGTCCTCGGTCCAGGCCACGAGATCGCCGACGAGGCTGTCGTAGTCCATAAAAAAAGCCCGCAACGCTTTCACGTGCGAGCTCGGTGGTTCCGATACCTCACCCGATTTTATGCGGCGAAACCTGTGGGTTCATGCGGTTTTGAGAATCAGCAGATCACCAGCGCAATAGTGGTACCGGCCGCGTTGAGTCGATACCTCGCGCTCGCCCACTGGATCCGGAACTCACCGTTCACGCTCGCGTGCTCGCTGCCCAGATTGACGCGTATCAGCGCCTTGCCGCTGTCCTCGTCGTAGACCAGCAGCCACGCCGCGCTGATCGAGGCAGTCGCCCACACCGAGTCCCCGATCTGCAGCTCGCCGCCCTCGATGACCGTATCCAACGCCTGGCCGCCCGGCGCATAGCCCGGGGCATCGAGCTCGCCATCGGCATCATATGCGAAGCCCGGTCGCTGCCGATAAAGCGCCACCCGGAGGGCAACTGCGTGGAGATCGAGCCCGACGTCGAACAGGCTGAACAGAGCGGGCCCGGCCCGTCCGCTGGCCACATCGAACAACGGGAATCGCACGACGGTATCGATCGCATCGCGTCGCGGCGACGGCCGATACAACGCGGTGGCGTCGCTGGCATCCGGTACCGGGCGCTTGAAGTACGGCGGCTCCCACCAATCCGGGGCCACCAGCAGATTCGGATAGAGCCCGTCGCGTACCAGCCGGTTGAGCGGCATGATCTTTCCGGACCGGGCGCACTCGGCCTTGGCGAACTTGCCGCGCGCATACCGCCGACTCATCGATATCGGGCCCGGATCGTCAGCGGCGCGCGGCTCCCATCAGCATCGAGCGCCCGGTTGAACGAACGCTCGGCTTCCGGCTGGAGAAAGCCGACGCGATCGGGCGCGAATTTCACCGCCAGGCGTGCGGCCACGCCGGCGACGAACGCATCGTAGAAGTAGCTCGGGATATCCAGGGTATCGGGCAGCGACCCCACGTCCTTGAAGCGCCGCATGTACCAGTAGTGGATCTCGTCGGTGCTGTTCTCGCCGATCTGCCAGATGTAGACCGTGGGCGCCCCGGTATTCCGGTCGACCCAGTAACGATCGGGCAGTCCCCGCAGGTCTTTTTTCGGTATCGCCTGATAGTCACCGCGCGAGATCGGGTACATCTCGGTATCGAGCCCCGAGCGCCGGAGCGTCGCCTCGAGGATATCGATACCGCCATCGGGCAAGTCGAAGCTCGTCATGCCCGGTGTTACCGGCCGGACCGTCTTCTCAACCGCCCACTCGGATACGCCGTGCGTCTGCCAATCGGAGAACATGAAGTTCATCGACCGGCGGGCCGCGTTGATATGACGCAGCGTCACATCGGCCGGATCGATCCCGGCACGCTCAAACGCCTCGTCGATCATGTCGGCGAGTTTCGGATCGAATAAGAAATCCGATGAGCCGGCCATACTACACTGGCACCTGCACGGTGTAATCGCCGTCGATATGCCAATAACCGCCACTGTTGGACGTGCCATCACCATGCAACATCAACGTGGCAATGAGCATGCCAGCGCTGGATATGCTGACGGTACCCAGATCCCCCGGATAGATCAGCTGGTCGTTCGCCTGCGTCTGCAGCTTAATCGGAGGCCCTAAATTTACAATGAATATCCGGTCTCCCAGATTCACATCGGAATATAATGGCAGATTGACCACGTCACCTGTGGGGCCGCCGTTTACGGTCACGACATTATTCATGTCGGTTGGATGAATCGTGTACGGCGACGTAAACGTTGCATCAATCGCATCAGCTGTGGCGCCATTCACAAAGCTGAAATCGCCAACAATATGGGTCTTGCGATCGAATCCGCCAGCACTGGTTTTGACCCACAGACCATTCTGTCGCGCGTAGGTCTCGCCATCCTTCGGGGCATCACTCAGAGTTGATCCCGACAGTACAATGGTGTTCGGCTGATCGTTGTGGTGACAGTGGTAATACGGGTCGTCCGGCGGATAGTGGCCCGCGCTCTGAGCGATCACGTCCATCAACGACGTCTCGTCGTCGTTGTCGAGCACCTTGGCGACGCCGATGTCCTCGCCCGGGAAGTCGTTCGACGCCGCCTCCTTGAACCACACGCGATAGATGTTCGGTTCCAGGGTGACCGTGTACGAGCCATCGTTTGCCGTATCGATCTTCACGGCCGCGCCGCGCGCGATATTGCCGGCCGACGTCAGGGCCGCAATGGTGAACGTGCCGGGCCGGACCGTGCCGTCCGGGTATTCCATCGTCCCCGATAGCGTGCGCGACATGGCTTAGCCTCCGGATTGCAGGAAGTGGCCGATCACCTCGCCATCGGTGTAGGCCGTGACGTTGACGCGGATCGCCGCAACCGGCATATCGAACAGCGCCTCGCCGGCCGCTGTTTGGTCGGCGGCCTTGCTGTAGATATCGCCGGCTGCCGGGGTCTCGCGCCGCACGTCGACGTAGGTGTACTCCACGTCGTAGGTGGCCGTGCCGGTGACCGACACACCCACCGCCACCTGAAACGGGGTCGGCCAGTGATTCGGGATGAACCACTGGCCGGGCTCGGCGGCCGACAGCACTTGCTTGTCAGCGCGCATGATCAGGCCTGCTCGACGCCGTAGGCGCCCGCTTCGCTGGAGGCGTCGTGGATCTTCAGCCAGACCCGGTAGTGCCGGCTGCCATCGGGCGCACTGCCCGGGTCGATCGTGCCGCGCACGTCGCCCGTGGTCGCCGTAGCGGGTGCGTCGTCGCCGCCCACGACGGTGCCGACCTCCTCGGTGTCATCGGTGAAAGCGTGCAGGACATCGAAGGCGCCGCCGATACGAAACGGCAAGCCCAGCACCGTGGCCCAGCCGACGGAAACGGCATCGGCCGTGTCGTCGTCCACGGTCACGGACTCGACCACCGCGAACGCCTTGGCGCCCTCGGCCTTGCCCGCGTTGGCACCGGCGATCGTCTCGCTCATGGCATGGCCGTACTGATCGCGACCGCGGACCGTGAACGCTCGACCGGAGTCGTCGCCGGTCGAGGTGATCGTGACGTTGCGCGGCACGTCCAAATTGAGCTGGCCATCCAGCGTCAGCATCTGCACGCCGCCGGCTGCCGGCGTCTGGTCTGTGGCGATCCCGTCGCCGTCGGTCGCCGCGGGCACGCCGAGATCGACCTGAACGACGGGCGTCATCGGTACGCCGCGCTGGCTACGGTAGGCGCCGTGGTGAACGGCCTTGCCGTGGAACAGCTGATCGGCGTAGGAAATGGTATGTCGGGACATGAAAGCCTCCTGGCAGCCCTATGCGGGAATCATGTGTGTTGAGTCGGTGAACCGGTTAGTTCATATCGCCGTCGGAATCAAGCTTGGCGCCGCCCTTGGCACCCTGGTTCTTGTTGCCCATCGTGCCGCGCGCACCGCGCGTCGGATTGGGCTTGGTGCCATGGTTGTAGTTCGCGTTGCGCTGATCCGGCTTGGGGGTCGGGTAATTGCTCTTCATCGTCTTGTCCTCTTGGTGGGCTACGCTTCCCTAAACCTATGGGCTTGGGGAAGCGCCCGGCCGAAGCCGGACGCCTGTCATCGACGGGCCAGACCGCTCGGGTCTAGTTGCCGCCACCGGGAGAGCCGAAAGCGCCACGCGGATCAGTCCACCCGAAGCTATAACGCTCCCTGCTCTTATAGCGAAGGTTCCCCGTCTCGAAGTCGCCTTCCATGCCGCGCTGTACCTTCTTTCGCACGAAGTGCTTGAGGCCCTGCGGGCAATCGGTCTTGATGAACCACGCATCCGGGTCGGTGAACCGCTGGTTCACGGTGTAACCGCCGCTGATGGCGTCCATGTCGGCGATGGCGTTGATGTCGTTGTCCGCCGTGCCCGGCCGCTTCTGCGAACGCAGCAGACGCTGCGCAGTGAACTGCAGCTGCGGCGGGACCGCGAGCATCTTGGCCATTACCGACACCGGGATGCCCCGGTCATCGACGAACTCGGAGATGCGCGTCAGCGCCTCCTCGAGCGACGTCTCCGACAGATCGGCCGGGGTATCGAACGCGTTGGCGAACGTGCCCCCTCCGGCCAACGGATGGTCGGTGGCGAACAGCGGCTTGCCGTCGCCGCCGGCATGGTTCGGATCGAAGCCGTTGTTGAAGATCGCCGCGCCCTTCACCTCCTTGGTGTGCTGGAGGCTGCGCGCCAGCGCCGGGCTGTACTTGCTGCCCAGATCGCCGTAGAGGCCATCTTCGATCGCCTCCTCGGTGATCGCGAACGCCAGAGCGATCGTTTCGTGGGCATAGCGTGCGGTCCAGCCCTCGCCGCCGGAGTCGTAGGTCACCGCCCCGCCCTCGGGCTTGGTTGCGGCGCCGCCAAATCCGATCAGCAGCTGGTCTTCCTCGAAGGCCTTGGACGAATTCACGACATCGAACAGCTGTCGCCACTGCTCCTGGTGCCGGTTGTATTCGAGGCCGAAATTCGCGTTCAGGCCCAGCTGGAGCTGGCGCTGAAACTGCGCTCTGTTCATGGCCATGGTCTGCCCTCCTTATACGGCCGTGGCGGGGCCAGCGAGCTCGTGGAGACTGATCACCACGCGCACGTTGGCGTTGACGCCATAGTCGTTGTCGGCGCGCTCGGCCAGGCCCAGGATCTTGAGCTGCTTGCCCGTCCCGGTGCTCACCGAATCGCTGTCCAGCTGCACGCCAGAATTACCGGTTGCCGCATTGCCGTCGCCGGCAAGGATGTTGGCAGCCGCCCGAATGTCGCCCTCGGCCAGATCGCCGCTCGCCTGGATCTCGAACACGGTGCTCGGATCGTCGATGACGAATGCTTTGACCTGCGTGCCGGACTGCACCTGCGTGCTGGCCGGCCAGAAGGCTCGGTATTGGATCGCGCCGGACGTATCGATGTACTGACACCCCGCAAACACCCCGGTCAGACGATCGCCGGCCGCAGCCAGAGCGATGTTCTTGCCGGTCCCGGTGGCCTTCACCGGGTCGCCGTAGAAGATGTCAGTGCCGTACCCGCCCGCGATCGTGTATTCGCTCATACGCTGCGGCGTGCCGCCGGACAGATGCCCGACCGGCAGGAGGCCGACAGCGCGATTCACGTTGCTCATCGCGTTACTCCTTGATGCTAGTCACCGGCCACATTGGGCAGCCGGCCCTGGTCCGTCCGGCTTCGATGGTCCTTGCTGATACGCGGACCGCCGGGGGACTGTGTGCGGTGAAGGTCGGCTTCTACACCCTGCATCTGGCGGGCAGTCTGCGACCGATAGTGCTCGGTGCGCTTGCCGGCCGCTTTCGCGGGCATTTCGCAGAGAATCAGACCTTCGGCGCTGATAACGCCCTTCCCCTCGACGGTCGTTTTCATGCTCGAAAACGCTTCGTCGACGGTATCCGCTGCCCGCGGTCGCCAGCCTTCGCGCAGTGCGCGTTGCCAGTTGCGGGTATCGGGGGCGCCGCCCAGCTCGTGGCGTTTCCACCGCTGGACCATTCCCGGCCGGGGTGGCGGGGCATCGAGCGACGACGGGCGTACCCAATCGATATCCCCGTCGCCGTGCTCTACCGTGGAGGCTTCGGCACCGGCCGCCGCGGGCGTCTGGTGCTCGCGTTCGACCTCGTGCGTGGTCTCGGCCTCGGCCGCGTGCGCCGTGCGCTCCTGGGCGGACGGCTGTCGGGTCGGGCTGTTGCGTCGCTGGCCTTGGGCCATGCCTTACCTCCGTTGTGCGTTCTGCTGGCTCGCGCGTTTCTCGCGCGCCCAGATCTTTAGGTGTTCCTTGTTGTCCGGATCGAGCCCGAACTGCGACATGGACGCCCGGTCGTCGGCGGTGATCTGCACCTTTCCGGACGATGCTTTGCCCTGGGCGCCCATGCCGTTGGTCGGCGCACCGCGTCGGCGACTACCGTTGCGGCTTCCGTTCTGGTTGTGGTCGCCCTGGTTGCTGCTGTCGCGCGGCGTGATGCCGAGTTCGGGATGACGGCGGCTCAGCTGTCGGTCGATCTCGTCGTACATCGCGTCGCTGTTCGGATCGAAGCCGGCACCCCGCAAACGCTTCTCGATGACCAGTGCGGTCTGCGCGGCCTGCGCGTTCGTGCCCTGGGCAAACCAGGGATGACGGCCGACCCAACGCTGGGCCGCGGCCGGTACCTGCTCGGCCGGCGCCTGGCGCTGTCGTCCCGGCTGGCCTTGATCACCGCCATCGCCCGGATCCGCGCGTGACGCCGACGTGTGCTTGCGCACCTGCAGCTCGACCAGCTTGTTCTGGGCCTCGGCGGCCGCGGCGGTGTCGCCCTCTTCCTGGGCCGAAACCATCTTCTGGCGCGTCGACTCGATGTCGCGATCCAGCTGCTCAGTCTCGCCCTGAGCCTGGGCCTGGGCGCGCTCCTCGCGTAGCTGGCGGATCTCGTCGCGCAGCGATTCCAGTTCCTGATCACGCGCCGCGGTGCGTTCGGCCTCGAGCGCCTGGTCGATCTCGGCATTCAGCCGCGCCTCGCGCTGCTCGTCGGTTTCCTCGTCGCCGGCCTGCTCGCCGCCAGCGTCGTTATCGCTGCCCTGGGCTTGCTGATCCGGCTGGCCGTCGCCGCCGTCGTCGTCGTCCTGGTCGCCCGCCGCATCGCGGGGGGCCTGATCGTCGCCGCCCAGCTCGAAGTCCTGATCGTCACCCAGATCGACATCCGTGGTGGTGTCGTCGGGATTGCCGTTCAGATCCTCGAACTGGTGCTCGTAGCGATCGTCGTCGTTACCGGTTGCCATGTCGGCTCCATAAAAAAAGCCCGTCATGTCGCCGGCAGTACCGGGAACATGACGGGCTCGGTCGTTCCAACACCCGTGTCAGCGCGGCGGCGGTTTCAGGCTTTCCTGAGTCTCCGCGTGCCGAACTGCACCTTGCTCGAACGATAGGATCACGCGACCGTAGAATCCACCGGTTTTGAGACGCTGGAGCAGTTCCAGCGCCCACATCATCTGGCGATCAACCGTGGCCGTCTCGTGCTCATTTCGTCCAATGCGCCGGCCGTCCACCGGCGCCTCGTCAGATGTAGTTTCGGAAGACATCGGGCTGATCAGTCACGGCCATGATCTCGGTATCGTTAAGCAGGCGGTATTCGACATCGCCGGCCCACAGCTTCTGGCCCGAGTACTGATGGCACAGCACCCACATGCCCTCGCGCGGCCGGTTCGGCTCACGCGACAGATCGAGACCGGCCTTGGTCTGGGCCTGAAATGCCAGGCCACCGAGCCGCACGATCTTGCCCACGCATGTCAGCTGCTGGTCGGCCTCGCGCACTTCATCGGGCAGCACGATGCCGCCGGCCGTCATTTCCTTGGGCGGCAGCGGCTTGATCAACACCTTCCACAGGATCGGCTGGCAGGGGACGTTTTCGCCGGCGGCTTCGTCGCGGGCGTCGTCAGTCGTCTTCATCGTATTGCAGCTCCTTGATGACCTCGTCGATGGTCTCGTGGGCGTCGGCCAGGCCCTTCGCCCGGCCGACCCGTTCGCGATAATCCGCGTAGTCGTTGGCGCCGCCCTGCAACATGCCGGCGGCGAGCGCGTCGCGCTTTTCTTTCAAGCGCCGGCGCAGACGGTCTCGGAATTCGGTGATCACGCCGGCTCGTAGGTCGCGGCGAAGATGTCCGGCTTGCAGGGGTAGTGCTCGCCCTGCACTCCGGTGATGATGAAGTCGCCGGGCGTAACGATGTGGCGACCTTCCAACGTCTGAATGAAAGCGTTGCCACATTCGCTACAGCTGTCTTTCTTTCGACAGCCGCAATCCGTTTCCACGGCGGGATGGTCGCCCGGCTTGAACCACTGGATGGCCTCGATCTCCACCGGCTTCTTGCGATACCGCGCCATGGTCAGTCCCCTCCGGCTTCGGTCATACGCCCTTCGTGCAGCGCCTGCTTGAGCCGGTAACCTTCGAGTTCCCAGACCTTGCCCTTGGCCTTATCGCGCGCGACTTGCCGGCCTATTTCTTCGTCGAAATTTTCCGGCGATACGCACGCAGAATCCGCCGTCACGTTGAACCCGTTTTTCAGGCTGAGGCAGCACACGGTCGTCGTGGTATTTGGGAAGCGGTGATACTGCTCGCCGACAATCCACTCATCGATCGCGTCTGGCGTCAGCCGCGGGCTATTCAAACCCTTGGCCTGAATCTCTTTCTCGATCTGGTCGTCTCGCATCGCTTACTCCTGCGGGTTGTCCGGCGCGTCGAACGCCCGGTCGATATTGTCCAAGGCCAGATCGGCGCCGCGCTGCCGAGTCGCATCACGAGCCTCGGCCGCTTTCCGGGCCTGCTCGGCTTCCCATGCCGCCTGTTCGCGCTGCTGCTCGGCGGACCATTCGGCCTGATCACGCTGTTCGCCGGCCGCCCAGTCGGCGGCGTCCTCACGCTCGCCGCGCTGCCAGTCCGCGGCTTCGCGCTGCTGCTTGGCCATGAACGCCTCGCGTTCGCGCTGCATCTTGGCCTGGTGTTCCTGATCCTTGCGGCGCTGTTCGGCCTCGAACTCGGCCTGCTTGCGCTGCTGCTCGGCCTGCAATTGGGCCTGCGCGGCATGAGCCTGTTGTTGTGCCGGCGACGGCACGGGCTGGGTGTTCTGGGCCACGAGCCGGGCGATCAGGTTTTCCTCGTCGATCGGCAGCGGCTTCTCGTGGCCATCCATGTTCGGATGCAGCCCGGCCGGCAACGTCACGCCCAGCGATTGCTCGATCTGCTGGCGATAGGCATAGGCGTGGTGCTCAGCGACATGCGCCTGCAACTCGGCCTGCATTTTCTGGGCGGCCGGTCCCGCCGCGTTCGCGTACTGCGCGGCCATGGCCTCGTGAATCTTGATATGCGCCGCGTGATCCTGATCCGGGAAGGCCGTTACCGGATGGCCGGTCATCATGTACTGGTTCTCGGTCACCGGGTCGCGCCGCTGGGCGCCGGTTGATGGCAACAGCTCGTCGGCATCCGGGACGCGCATCGCCTCGAGCAGCCGCTCGTGAGCACGACGCTTCTCCTTGATGCCATAGACATCGGGGCTGCCATTGACCAGCTGCACGACCGCTTGGGCGAGCGCGATGCGCTGCGTGTGCGAGAAGATGTTCGGATCGCTGACCGGTACGACATCGATCGTGTCGTCGAAATCGGCGGCCCGGATATACCGGGTCTGGCCCGAGACCTGATACGGGTAAGGCTCGTCGTCCAGGTTCTCCGCGTCGAGCTTGGCGAACAGCCGGTACTCGCGGCCGGCCGCCCGGTGCAGGCGGCGATGAACCGCGCTGAATACCTTGCTGCCCTGCTCGATCATGGCCACGGTGGTGCCTACTGGCGCGTTCTGATTGCCGTCACCGACCATGGTCTCGGTGGTCGACGAGAACCGCTGGCCCGCATCGGTCAGGATGCCGAGCAGGTTGAACAGCGCGTTGCTCGGCTCCTTGAACGGCAGCGGATAGAACGCCTTCTGCAGATCCTCGCCCGGCAGGTCCACGTCGCGGAACTCGCCGTTGGCCAGCGGATCGTCACCGCTGATCTTGCGGGCCTCCTTGCTCTTGAAGCCGGCCTGCAGATTCGAGCGCGCCGCGCTGTCGAGGAGCGCGCGGACCGTGCCAGTCGTCGCCTCGGCCAGGCCGCCGATCATGTGCAGGAAACCAAAGCCATAGAACCCGAAGCCCGGCAGGAACTTGTAGTGCGAGAACCAGACGAGTTTTTCGTAGTCCTCGTCGTCCTCGTCCCAGTTCCGGCGGATGCTCAGGACATCGCCCTGGTCCTTGTCGACCGTGATGATGTACGGCAGGTCGAAGTCCTGCTGATACGGATCGACATCCAGATCCTGGTAGCAGTGAATCTCATAGATGCGGTGTGTCGAGTCGTCCTCGGACACCGACTGGCTGCGCATGTCCGCAGTGTCTTCGAGCTTATCGTTCTCGCCAGGCTCGCGGCCGGTGTCGAGATCGACCGTCACGTACGTGCCGTTGGCCATCGCACGCTCGATGTCGTTGGCGTGCATCTCGAAGCTGTGCGTGTAGCGCTGCGCGTCGGCCAGGCTCTTGGCCTTATAGGGGACGATGAAGTCCTCGGCCTTCACGTATCGCGCCTTGGCCCGGCCGGTCACCGGATCGGTGAACAGCTTGCGGAACGCGCTACCGCCGAACGGCAGGTAGAACAGCAGCTGGTCGGTGTCGTCGAACCATTCCTCGTCGTCTACCATCAGCCGCCAGTTCAGGTATTCCGATACCCGCTCGGCCTGTTGGTCTTTTGCCTCGGTCTGGTCGCCGACCGTGGTGCACTTTACTGGGCCGGAGCTGGGTACGACCTCGGGCAGCGCCCGCGCCTGGAACTGGACGATCGCCTCTCCGATCAGCGGATGCGTGACGCTCGATGCGCCCGGGAACGGCTCATCGTCTTCCGGCCGATCCTTGAGGCCGAGCAGTTCGAGGCCCTTGTCCAGCCGCTGCTTCCATTCGGAGCGCGCCTCTTCGTCGGCGTCGACCGCGGCGATCAGCTTGTCGGCCAGCCGCTGGCGGTCCTGCTTTTCCATCGACTCGGCGAGATTGGCGTCGAACTCGGCGTCGCCTTCTTCGGATTCCTCGCCGTCCAGAAAGACCGTGGCGGTGTCGCCGTTGTCGTCGATGATGACCCCGTCAGCGTCGACCGTTCGGCCGTCGCGCTCGTCCTCGGGGATCTCGGCCATGTCGCTGGAATAGTCGGCCATCGGTGCCTCGCGCAGTGCGTGGGCCGATTCTGGCCGTTAGGATCAGTAGTTTCCGCTTGTTCTGAGAGTTGGCAATGGGGATCTGCGCATGGTGCGAACGGGAAGCAGAGCTTCGCCGAAGCCACGTCATACCTCGCGCATTCACGCGCCACCTTCTTGGTGATCAACAAGGCACGCTGCTTGGTCTTGAGCACGACCAGCCTCGCGGGAGACGGCTCCCTGGCGGCGTCTACGAACGCGGCCTACTTTGCGATGACTGCGAGCAGATGCTCGGCGTCTACGACAATGCTGCAGTCACCGCACTCTCGCAGAGATTTGACGAATGGCTGCCGGTTCATAAGGACGGCGAGGTCATCGGATGGAGTCTCGATGCCGACCCAGAGCCGATAAAGCGCTTCTCCCTGTCGTTGCTAGCGCGGGCGCACTGGAGCACGCAGCGCGGATTCGATGTGGTCGACCTCGGCGCGCAAATTGGGCCGATCAAGCGTTATTGCTCGGCCGACATCGATACGCGGGACGATCGCCGATACCCCTTGTTGCTCGCGCGCTTCGACCCGAGTGAGCGTATACCCGGCGCAGAACTTACGATTCGTACACCGCAGCGATTTCGGTTCGGAGATCAAGGCTTCAACGCCTATACAACTTATCTGTCGGGATTTCATCTCATGCAGATAACCGATGGACGCGCATCGGATGAATTCGCCGCGCTCACTCACGAATCGCACAACCAGATAATTGCTTTCCGACAATCTTTCGATGCCGACGAGCACATCGGTGGGCTGATTAGGCTTGCAGTCTCGATGGAGAGAGCACGAGACCAGATTCAGTAGCCCAGTACGATCTATCCGTAAGGCCGCGCCGGCTTGAACAGATCCGCATCATCGTCCTCGTCCTGCTCATCGGCGAATCCGATCTCGTTGCGGCGCCGCAGCCACGCCCAGGCCATCGAGCACGTCTCGGCGATGCCCACGTGCTCGGTCTCCGGAAACTCGGCGACACGACCGATCACGTCGTGGGACCAGTTGCGATCGATGTACCAGGCGCGGGCCTGCTGCGGCACGATACTGGCGTAGTGCATCCGGGCCACACTGTCCTCACGGGTATCGACGCCGCGTACCGGCAGCTTCGCCTGACGCAGCTCGCGGATCAGCGACTCGGTATGGCGCGAGCGCGGCACGAACAACCAGTCCGGGTCGTACTGGGTCACCGCGGCCTTGGCCGATTCGCGCAGTTCCGGGAACGTCGCCTCGTCCGACCAGCGCTCGAGCAGGATGCAGTGATACGACACGTCATTCGGATCATCGGAGCGCACGAACTCGCGCAGCCGGTCGTCCCAGCGCTCGCCGTGTCGGAAAATGCCCCAGGTCGTGCGGGCCGATGCATGATGCGCCTCGCCATCGCCGAGTGCCGGATACAGGAACTGCAGGATCGCCTCGCACCGCGGCGGCTCTTCGCGCGGCCACTGCCGCCACCACTCGCTGCGCACCAGAATCCCCTGCTGACTCGACCCCATGTTCCTGATCATCGGTGATGCCCCGTATCGGACCGCGTCCCAGACGTGGTCGTGGCCGTCCTTCAAGATCGGCAGCACGTCATCCGTCTGCTTGTCGATCTTGTAGCTCCAGAATCGCGCCTCCTGTGCTGCGTGCTTGCAGCGGCTGTGGATCACGATCTCTTCGTGGCCACGCAGCCAGGCGATGCCGTCCTCGACACTGCCGTGCCACTTCGGCGCGCCCTCGACGCGATAATCGCGCTTGCGCATGTAGCTGATCGTCTCGGGCCGCGCGCTATCGGCGCGGACCAGATAATCGCCGGCGCCGGGCACTTCATCGAACAGCGCGGGCGTGTCGTCCAGGTCGCAGCCGATCTCCCATGCCTCGTACTCGATCATCAATCGTGTCCGGTCGGGCTTCGAGCCAGGCGCGATCCAGAATCGCACCAGCGCCGTCGGGTCCTGCGCGAAACCCCAGTCGGCACCGTAATACGGACCGTCCCACGCCTCTTCGCCGGCGGTGACCGGCTCAAACGAATCGACGCGCCATTTCTTGTTCAGTACCTGCGCGTCGTTGTGCTGCCGGCACTCGCCGTCCCAGATGTGCGCCGCGGCCTCCGGGTCGGTCGCCCAGTCGTGATCGCGCTCGCGGGCCAGCTCGACCGGGAAGTGCGGGTTATCGCGCCAGCTGGTCTTGCGCACGATCGCATCGCGCGGCGGATGCACCACCAGACGCTGGTAGGTCGGGTCGGTCTCCTGGTCTGGGTTGAACGTGACCCAGATCTCGCTGCCTTCTTTTCGGATGGTCGGCACGAGCACGCGCCACGAGTTTTCCGAGACGCGCTCGGCCTCCTCGATCCACACGATGTCGATGCCTTCCATCGACTTGATGTTCGAGATGTTGTGCCGCAAGCCGGCGAACAGAAACGACGTGCCGCCCGGGCCGTCGATCGACTTGTCGGTGACGCGATAGAACGCCTGGAGGCCGAGCCGATCGATCTGATCGCGCAGCAGGCGATGCACCGAGTCAGCGATCGACTTCTGGTGCTCGCGGGCACACAACACACGCAGGCCCGGCCGCTCGATGCCGAGGATCAGCAGTGCCTGGGCGAACGACCACGACCGGCCGGCGCCGCGGCCGCCGTAGGCGCACTTGTAGCGCGCGCGTCGCTCGAGGAGAAAGTCATAGATCTCGGGCAGGTCGAGATCGATAACGATTGGCGGCGCCCCGGTCATTCGTCCCGGTGTTCAGGCCGGATATACCGGACGCGCACCTCGGTCTCGGTCGGAATGGCCGAACCGTTCGGCCCCGACAGCTCACGCTTGTTCGTGTAGCTGCCGCCGCACTCCTTCGCAACCTGTTCGAGCAGCTGACTGGCCAGCTGGTAGTTGCGCATCTGCTCGGCCTTGTCGGCCATCCGCTGCAGCCGCTTCAACCGGACCGCCTTGTTGGCTACCGGAATCGCCGACGTGTCCTCGAGGAAGGTCTCGCGGGTGACCTTGAACAGATCCTTCCACTTCTGCGCTAGCTGGTGGCCGCGCGAGCTGTTTGGGTCGTACGAATGCGCCTGGCCGCGCGTGATCTCGATGCCGAATTCTTCTCGTACGGAGTTGGCAACGTCCGTGGGCGTCTCGTAGCACGCAAGCTGCGTGACGATGTGCTGTTTCACGTTGTCCTTGAGCGTCGGCATAACTGCTTATGGTCTGTGTCGGGTCTGGCTGGAAGGCGCATACAGAACCGCACTTGGTCGCGGAATATTGGATGCGAGAATCGGTGGGCAATTACTCCGCGGCGCAGCCACGAAGGTTCGCTCTATCCGATCTCTTTGCGCAGACCAGTTTCGATGCGCTGCGGCGGGTGTCGGCCCAATGGCTACACACATCACAGGATGAGTGTTCCGGCAACGCCACCACGTAACGGGCTTGCCCAGAATTACTTGCTGCCAACGATCCAGATGAGGCTTTGCGTCACCCATCATCGGAAACTTCGATCGCTTGCTCATCACGCCACCTTCAGACAGTTGCCACACGCCCGGGCTACCGAGGCCCGGCCAACAGTCGGCTCGCTACTCGCCGCGGCCACGAACTCGGCCGTCGCCTGATCGGGCGGGCCGTACCGACGCACCACGCTCGTGAACTCCTCCACGTCATGCCCGCGGATCGTGAACTTCGGCATCCCCTCCTGCGTGAACTTCGGCGCCCCGTTCTCATCCTCGGCCTGGGCGCAGTGCAGTAGCTCGTGCTCGACCAGCGCGCAGAACTCCAGATCGGAACACTGGGCGCAGTAGTGGGCATCCAGCGTGATCAGAAACGCCGGCATCTCATCGAACCACTCGAGCAGCTGCTGGTTGATGCGCTCCTTGAGCCACTTGCCGCCCGGCACCGACGGCGGGCAGGTCTCAGCCTGGCCGAGCACGACGCGGCCCTTCTTGCGATTCAAGGCGCCCGCCCACAGAAAGCCGATCGAGGCGAACTCGAGGTGGACGTGCTCTTCGTTGAACAGCGGGCCGCCCTCCACGATGAACGTCGCCCTCGCCCACTCGGCGAGCATCGGATCCGGAGCGAAAGAGATGTTGGCATCGAACGCCGGTGCATCCGGGTCGATCAACCGGGCCGGCGGCATGGGGCGTTGCAGATCATCCACGTTCGGCCCCCGCTGCCAGTGCGTCGGCAATCGCCGCACGTGTACGGCTGAACACGATATCGCCACACCGGCCGGGCCGGCTCTCGTCCCACAGGCTGGCGATGAACAGGTCGTCCGATAGATCGATGCTCACCGAGAACTTCTCGCCGGCACGCTGGCAGGTGATGTCGTAGAGCACGCCGCCGTTGTCACAGGACCGCGCTCTCGATCGTTCGAACTCGGCGCCTTCGACGACGGCCGCCGTCTTGGCAATCGTGTCGAGCATCCCGTGGATATCGGCCAGGTTCTCGTCGTAGTCGACACCCATGTCGGCCAGCGGGTCAGCCAAATACTCGCGACTCATGTCAGCTCCAGTCCGCGGCCGCGATCTCGTCATAGCCGATCTCGACGCCGCACGAGATGCACAGCAGACCGTCGACCTTCGCGCGGAAAGCGTCGCAACCGCACTTGCACACCCAGATCGGCACGCCGTCCGCGGGCGTGCACGTCGCCTTCATGACGCCCGCGTGGCATCCACATCCCGGGCATTCCAGCTCGGCGACATGCCCGACCGGCGTCACCGCCACCCACTCATGCCGGCACCGCATGCACAGCGCCTCGCCCGAAACGTGCGGGCTGCGCTCGGTGCGCACCTCATCGAGACTCACCACCTTGTCATTCATGGTCGGGCGCCTCTGTCTGGCCGGATGTCGCCCAGGCCTGCCATTCCTCGATGCGGTCGACCGGCGTATCGATCGCCTGCCAGAACTGCTTGAGGCCCGCCCGGGTCACGCCCAGCACGGCCTTCGGGTCATCGGGGGCCACGAATATCTGGCTGGGCGGCCCATCCGGGTACAGCGGCGCCATCAGGAAATCCGGCGGCGTCGGCCGGACGTATACCGGCTCCTTCACCGTCACGGTTTCGACCCGCGTCTTCGGCTCGGGCGCCGACGCGCATGCGGCGAGCAATACGCAGGCGGTGCCGGCCGCTATCAGGGCGCGACGACTCATTGCCCCACCTCGCTGAGTCGATCGCGCACCGCCGCGTTGACCTGATCCGGCTGGATATCGTCGGGGATCTTGCGCGAATGGTCGGCGTGCTCGGCATGCAGCTCGGCCGCGGTCGCATCGGCCTGATTTGACAGCGCGGCTTGCTCGCTGGCCATGCGATCCACGGCCGCCGATTGCTCGGCCAGCTTGTGCTTGAGCGCATCGCGGTTGTTCACCACCGCCTGCTTGTCGGCACGGCAGTTCGCGAGGTTCTTCTCGGCTGTGGCCACGGCGGCATCGAGCGACTTGCCATGCACGTACTGCACGGCGTTGATTCCGCCCGAGGCGATCAACAGGCTGGCCAGGCCGCCGGCGATGAATTGCCACACCTTCGATGTGATCGACGACAATCCGAGCATCGCTATCCTCCGCCCCATCGCATCGCGCGCCACCAGCGCCAGATGCGCCGGACGTATTCTCTGGTCTGCCGAGCATTGGCCCGACCGGTCACCCCGGGCAGTGCCCGGATGATCGGGCAGTAGTCGAGCGCGCCACCCGCGCGCCGCTGCGCCCGCAAAAGACTGCCGAGGCCAGCGTTGTACGATGCGAGCGCCAGCGAATGGCGGTCGTGCTCCGGGCGCGGCGACGACCACGAGGCGCGAAGCGTCTGGTCGTACCAAGCGCCGGCCGGGATGGCATACCGCGGCATCCACCGGGTGGCCCCGGCCGGTAGCCCCATGCGTTTCGCGACATCCGCCCAGCTAGCCGGCATGAACTGCGCGATGCCGCCGGCGCCTACACCGGATGCCGCTCGCGGATCGAGGTTCGACTCCTGCCAGTACTGGGCTTTCAGGATCTGCCAGCCCCAGGCCTGGGCGGCAACCGGCATATACCGCTCAGCCGCCCGCCTTATCTGGGCGTCGTATGTGTCAGGAAAGGCATACGGCTGCGAGATAGGCAACAGCCAGAAAACGCAGACCGAAATACACAGCACTCGCCGTCGCATTGGCTTCCATCCGGTTGTAGATCGCACGCCAGTCGAATTCGCCCACGACGTCGAGCAGCCGCAGGACCGCGAACACCGCGACGATCGCGATGCCAAATCGCATCAGGGACACGAACACGCTCACCGTCGACATCTGGGTCAGGCTCGCGCTATCCATCGACGGCAGCATCCACACGATCAGAACGGCCAGGATGGCGACCAGAAGCGCCGCGACTTCGAGCCACCGCTTTTTCAGAAAATCCCGCATGAACAACTCCGTGCATAAAAAAGGGCGACCGTCGGGCCGCCCTGATCGCGCTGTTGCCGGGAGGAGAAACCAGCAAACCCGCTAGAGATTTAATTGTCCGTCGCGGTGCCGCGTGGCTCTACCGAATCTGAGAGTCGCCAGCTCTAGCCCGTCGTGGCGGGGCGATTTACGGGCCGTACCGAGACAGCTACGCTTGCCCCTTCCAGCATTGAGGGAGGAGAAATGGACGATTACCTGCGCCAGCTGTTCAATATCCAGAAATTTCAGGTACTTTCGCACTTCGTAGACGAGACGAAAGAACGCGGCATCGCACCGGCCTACGCGTTTGCGTGGGAAGCAGAGATCTACCCCATCTATCACGAATCAACGCCGTGGCATAAGGGATACGACGGATGCTTCAGGCAAACCAAAGAGGACACCGAGAACCTGTTCATGCGGCTCGCCGAAGCTCGGGACCAAAAGGAATCGCTGACCTTCTATGACCTTGAGGGTGAACTCAGAATTCACGGCGATTCCCGCGAAGATGGGCCCTGGGATCGGCTCAGTCTAATTTCCACATGCCGATATTTTTGCCTATCCGGGACGCTGAATCCGAAAGTTTGGACGACCCTGACCAGCAGCGCACCGGGCGAGGCATCTATGATTCATGAGAAATTCACGGCTTCAGACGTCTTTTTCGTCTGACCGCATCATCGGCCTTCTACGGGCGACGATCGACCGGGTGGGCATTCTGGCCGATGCGCACCCGATCACGACAAAACGAAACGACCGCCCGGCACGCTTCGCAAGTCACCGGCGGGGGCCCGTCGGTCATCCGGCACCCCGGCCCGGCCTGCACACCGCACAGTGTTTCATCAGGCCGGGCCGGATGCTGCACATGAATCTGTGGTTCGCTCACTTACCTTGCTCCAAGCAGGCAGCGATCGTGATCACTACGCCGTACTGCCGTGGCCGCCCGCGACGCTGGGCATAGCGCCACTCCACACGTGAGTCGCGGTCATCAATACCCAGCCGGTCGGCGACACCATCGCGGATGGACTTCATCGCGCCCTGCAGGTTGTCGCCGTCGAGCGTGCCCGGAGATACACGCGTCAACGTCACCACGCACGGCAGGTCATGGCGGCGCGTCGCCATATAAGCGGCTCGACGTTCTGCTTTCGCCTGGCGGTGCCGGGCCGCCCAGTGCTTGCGGTCGTTCAGTTTGCTGGTCGTGCGTAGCGGTAGGCGGTATTCCGTCATGACCCCTGTTCCTTGAGCATCGATTTAGCCCGCTCGCCAACGGCCCGGGCAGTCAGCGGCCCGTACTCGGATTTAATCTCTGCCATGCGTGGCGCGCGGCGTTCGCCGTTGCCCAGTGCGACAACTTCCCGGGCCAGCCGATCGATCTCCGGTGGCAGGGTCATGGGCACGGATACCCAGCCTTGGTGCTCGGCGATGTTCATCTCTCGCCCCGGCGCTTGGCTCGAACGATCGCCAGCGGCGTCGGAGTGCCGGCCTTGCACTTTTCGCTGCAGAATTTCGCTACCGTGTCGTTCTCGTGATCGAACTCATTGCCGTACCACGACCAGTTCGGTCCCCACGCGCTTTCTTTGCCGCATCGGTCGCAACGATGAATACGGCGTGGCCCGTAGTTACTCATGCCGGCAGCCCAGGCAACCGCACCTCGCCATAGTTAGGCCAGGCACTGTCGTCCGGTACGCCGCGCGCCAGTCGCTCGGCGAGTTGCGTTGTGGTCAGCACGTCGGACAGCAGCCCGCGCGTATCGCCGCGCCGGTCGTGCTTTTCGACGCTCACCAGCAGGCACGCCACGACCTCGCGCGCTTCTTCGCCGGTTAGTCCGTTGGCGATGGGATGGTTCACAATATCCCCCTGATTGCGTCAGACAATTCATGAGCAAAAGGCGAAAACCAAATCGCCAACCCCAGCGCGAACGCACCGATCACCACGCTTTCGGACCAGCCTTGATAGGCCATTGGGAATCCAGAAATGGCGATCGCAAGCCCCGAGTTGAAAACCGATTCATCGTCGGGCGTATCGATATCGATCCAGGCTGGAAGTGCGACTTGGGCGCACGCCTTATCCAGAGCGTCACGAGTCACGCCATGCAGATAGACGCTCATGCCGCCCACCTCGATTCCAGCGCCCGAAGCGTCAACGCCAGCAGGTCGAGTTCCTCGATCTTCGCGATACGCAGCAACGAGCGGCTTCCGTGGATACGTTTCTTCATTTCCTGGCCTCGTCGATAATGTCGAGCGCACCCGATATATCGCCAGCTTCCGCCGCCGAAACGAAAGCCTCTAAATCGAAACTATCTGGGATCGGATCTGATTTTCTACCGAAAGCGCCATTCCGAGAAATAAACTTCTCAGAAGAGATGGTCCCCTTGCGAAGATTGCAAGTGGGACATAGCCATTGAAGATTTTCGATATTATTTGTGCCGCCGCGAGATACGGGAACGACGTGATCTAAGTGTCGCGACGTAAGATGATGTCCACAATAAGTACAACGCCAGTCTTGATGGCAGCACAAAGCTTCCAGCTCAACCTGGCTCGGAAATTTTCCCAAAGCGCGCTTCTCCGCTGCACGCTTTCTATTCCATGCCAGCTTTCTATCTAGCTTTTCACGCTTTGTTAGAAAGACTTTGTTTTTATTAGGTCGATTCTTCGACCTCCATTTTTCATTTGTTTTGCTGGCGCAAGAATCGCAATATGCCTGCAACGTGTTTTTACTAGAGTTTTTTGCACTTTTATTAACGCTGAAGAATTCAAACGATTTCCATTCATTACACTTTGCGCATTTTTTCAGTTGCGCCGAGTCATCGTATATTTTTCTTCGATTTGAAGCGTCCCTACAAACTAAAGAACAGCATTTCTCGCCACGCAAAATTCTTGATTGCGGTAGATAGAATTCTTCTCCGCATTCCGCGCATATGACATCGGATCCTGATCGTGGCCTTCCTCGTTTCATTTTAGTCCCAGAACTCCAGACTGAATGAGCCGATCGTGCGTGATAGTGATCGCGCGGAAATGTAATTCTCGGCGCTCTGCTTTATCTAAATGCTTTCCATTATCAATTTCGTAGTGACATTCTGGACAAAGCGCTGCCGTGTTCCACGGATTGGATTTTTGCCCACCCCCTCTCAACATATTGCTGTGCGATACCTGCACTCCATACCGATTACACAAAACGCAGAATTCTAGAGACGCAACGGCTGAAAACCACTCGCGTTCGGCTTTGGTGGGTGGGCGCTTGCTCATGCGGCGGCGCCTTCCTCGTTCTCGATCGCATCGAACAGCGACGGCATCGATACCTGGCGCGCCGCCGACTCGACGTAGGCGCAGCCATCCAGGAAATACGGGTGCGACAGTTCACACGCCATGCCGCGGCGGCCGGCCAGCACCGCGCGGTATGGGACGGTCATCAGGCCGCCGAACGGGTCATAGACCGTCTCGCCCGGCTGGCTCCACTGCTGAATCGCCCGGTCCGCGAGATCGAACTGCATCGGGCATAGATGCATCTCGCGACCCTTCGCCGACTGCGCCGAGTTAAGCGTCAACATCCGCGTGATGTCGGTCCACACGTCCGGGTGCCACGACTGCGGCTGCAGTAGCATGAACGTCACCGGCAGCTTGCCCTGCGCCTCGAGCGCTTCGCCGACCGCAACGTGATATTCGTAGTCGTAGACGTTCGACAGACTGTAATCACGGAACAGGCGGAACAGCTGCTTGTGCGTCAGATCCCGCATTTCCTCGGGCGTCATCAGTCGGTCGCCGCTGCTACGCGCGTACCCGTGGGCGTCGATCTGCCAGCGGCTACGCGAATATGCGGACTTGTCCTTCACCACCGGCTCGTCGGCATAACTGTTGCTGGTGTCGGTCGGAGGTTTTCGGAACAGCAACAGGTATTCGGGCATGCCGAATCCCATCTTGCTACCGTCCTTGCACTGTTCCGTCCAGCCGAGCCGGTAGGTCTGGTTGTTCTCGCGTACCACGTCGGTCGCGATGGTTTTCATGCCCATATAGCCGAAGCCGTGGCCCGTGAAGTTGGCGATGCAGTCGACGTGGAATGGGTAGACAGTCTGAAACCCCAGGCCGGTCATGCCGCTCGGCACGATGCGGTCTTTCACGTGGATCGCCGCGACCCGGCCTGGCTTGAGCACACGTAGCAGCTCGGGCACCAGATAATCCATCTGCTCCCAAAAATGCCGGTTGTTGTCGGTGTGCCCGAAGTCCGAGTAGTTCGGGCTGTACTCGTACTGCGTCGAGAACGGGATCGAGGTCAGAATCAGGTCGACGCTGTCGTCGTCCATCGATCGCGTTTCGGGCACGCAGTCGTTATTGATAAGCCGATAGTTTTCGCCGGTCACTTCGACGCGCTCGACGCCCATGGCGCGGGTCAGGTGTTGCGCCATCGCCGCGTGCGACAAGCCGTATTTGCGGATGATCTCGGTCATGCGGGCCACCATGTGGTTGTGTTGGTTCCACTTGCGCTCGACCTGGTGCCGAACCTCGCGCTCGGCCTCCGTATAGATCAGGTCGACGCGCACGCGGTTGGTTTGCAGGAAGCGGTGCAGGCGGTGGATGGCCTGGATGAAGTCGCGGAACTTGAAACCGATGCCGAGGAAGATCGCCCAGCTGCAATGTCGCTGGAAATTGCAGCCACCACCGAGCATCGACGGCTTGCCCGCCAGCTCGCGGATCTCGCCATCGGAGAATCCGACGATCGCCTGCTCGCGGGTGTCCATGTCCTGCGATCCGTAGACGCTCACGACATCCGGTACCGCACGCTCGATCGCGTGCCGCTCCGCCTCGAGGTCGTGCCACAGGATGCGATGGGCGGCCGGGTCCTCGGCCCGCAGCTCGACCATTTTCTGCACGCGATCATCCAGGCTGCGACGCTTTTCCTGCGCAGCCGCCTGCACGCCCGCCGCGGCATCCCGGAACATGAGCATCTGCCCGTCCCGTTCGGTTCCGGCGTCGGAATGGTCCGTCGGAATCTCGTGCCAGCGCACGTCCAGATCGGGCAGTTCGTAGCCTTCGTCGCTGAATCCGAGATCCGAAGGCTTCTGAACGAACAGCCCCCACGACGCAACCCACAGCCAGAACTCTTCTTCCTTGTGCGGATGGATAGTCAGCTGGTCAGCCTTCTCGCTGTTGCGCTTGAAGAACCGGGTCTTGGCCGCCGACACATCCATGACGCCTAGGAATGCCGAATAGGCCAGCAGCTCGATGTAATCGTTCGGCGACGGCGTGGCCGTGGCCACGAGTCGGTACCGGATCGCATCGGAGCGCGTGCGTTCGTTGAGCGTCTTGCGGTCGCCGGCGAACAGGGCCATGAACTCGCGGAACGTCTTCGTGCCGCCGAAGCCGCGCAGGCAATCCGCTTCATCGAGGCTCGCCGCGTCGAACAACTGCGGATCCAGGCGGCCATCGCGCACGGATTCGTAGTTCGTCAAATAGATGCCCGGACCGTCGATCTCATCGTTGCGGCGGATGAAGCGAACCGATGGGCGGCGATCGGGTCGGTCGGCATTCCATCGTGCCAACTCGTCGCGCTGCGCATCGGTCACGAACGGATGCTCGCCGGTGCAGAGCGTGTTCGCATCGCGCTTGAACTCTTGCCGGACGCCGAGCGGCGCGACGATCAGGCCGTACCCTTCGCCGTTGATTTCACCGGCTGCCGCCGCGGCCGCGAGCGTCAGGCGCACCCATTCGATTTCCTGAATCGTCTTGCCGAGACCGAACGCCTCAAAGAGCGCGCGACAGCCACCGGCGCACGCCCATTGCACAGCGGCGCGCTGGTGCGGCTTGAGCAGCGGATTGATATCGGCGTCGTCAATCTGGAATCCAACGCTCTTGGCGATCTCTACTTTCGAGCGCAGGAAGTCGTTGTAATCAATGCTCATGCCCGGCCTCGCTTCCATAGCGCCACAACGAACAGCGGCACGAGCAGCAACAGCAGCCACTGGCTTGGCTCCGGCGTCTCGGTCACCGGCCGTTTGTCGTGCCACTGGATGGTCGGCTGAGCGATCGGACGCGATACCCGCGTGTCGTAGTGCTCGAACACCGGCAACGGCGCGTCGATGATCGATCGCGTGACCCATTCAGGAATACTGGGCGCGGCGTACTGCGTGATATCGGCGCCCGGCGTATGCACGTGCTGGATCAGGCCGAGCGGGCCGGACTCCTGCAATGCGGATAGCGTCGGCGCGTCGTCGTATGGCGTCCACGCGGGCCAGTAATCGACAACCTGCCGCCCGTGGCCACAGTTGACTTGCTGGACGGCATGGCCGGCAGTGTTGATCGCTACGCAGTCGCCGTTGTTTACGATGTGTGGGGCGCGCGGCATGAGCCAGATTGCGGCCAGGATCAGGACGGCCAGGATGGCGAATCCAAGGATTCCTAGAACTTTCATGCCGCCACCTCGTATTCATCAAACACGTTGGCCGCACGCTCGCTCCACTCAACGCCGTGATCGGCGCCGAAGGCCTGGATGATGTCGAGCAAGTCGATGAACTCGCGCTTCCGCAGATTGCGGCTTGATCCTCCGAGCACGACGAAGCCGCCGTTGATGCCCGGCACCGCGTCCTGTCCTTTCAGAGCAGCCACGAAGATCTGTTTCCAGTCCTCTTTTTTCAGGTACCGGCCGTGCCACTCGACCTGCTCGGCGATATCACTGCAGCAAGCCCAGAGCTTTGCGTTCTGATCAAGCGTGCGCTTGTCCTCATGCGGCCGGACGACGATCTCCCATACCCTCTCGCCGCCGGTCACGATCCGGTCGACGACCTGATGGGCATAGCGACGTTGGGGCTCGCCGGTGATGCGGATGGTTCGGGTGTCGGTGCTCACGATTCGCCCCTGTCCGGCCGGTATTTGTTTTGATGCACGCGGCGCTTCCGCGTCCGGCGCTCGCCCGGCCGCTTACCGGTGGCCATATCCACCACGCGGCGGTTCTGCTTACTCATGCCTGCTCCGTCAGTCGAACACCGGCGTGGTAGAGATCGTCCTCGAGCGCGCCGGCGGTAATGCGGCAGTCGTAGATGCCGACAAAGCAATCGCCGTACTGGTCCCGATAATCGGAATAGCGAGACGAATTGATGTTGATCTTCGTGACACCGCGCTCGGGAATCGCGAACAGAGCGCAAGGCTTCGTGAGCCCGCCCTTCCGGATCCGACGGACCAGGTCGCCAAATTCGTTCACCGGCAACTCGGTCACCTTCGTTTGAGACTTACGTGCTGCCATGACTCTCCTCCTGGGCCAGATCGAAACGTTCGGTAGCCAGGCGCCGGCGCATCTCGGCCGCGAGTTCGCGCTGGCGTTCTGCCGGCGGGGCCGGCGGCTGTTTCTGCGGAAGCGCTTTGTGCAGCTTCGGGAACTCGAAACCCTCACGGGCCTTGATCAATGCCGCGTCATATTCGCGGGCAAACCGCCGACGTGCCTCAGTCGCATTCATCTGATCGAATGCGTGCTGGCATCGCCCGCGCGCCCACGCGACGGCCGGATGCGAATATTCCCGTTTAGTCGCCTCGGCATAGGCCTCATCGAGCGGCGGCATGCCGAAATCGGCATATCCGGGCAGACACAGTTCGCGAAACTCGGCGGCACCCGGCGGCCACCAGTTGTGGGCACGCAGGTACCGCGGCAACCGATCGATGCCGCGTTGCAGGTCATCGAAACCCAGCCCCGAAAGTCGCTCGGCCCAGACCGCAGAGACCGCGCGGCGCGAACGTTGATCGGGCATGGTCGAGGTGAACTTGTGGCCGCACTCCGCCCCGAGACGCGTGAACAGGTCACCGATAGTCTGTTGCGACTGTGGCTCCGCACGACGATTAGTCGCGGCCGAAGTCGGCGTAGAATCCAGCAACACCCGGCTGGTCACGCTCTGAATCGGTTCCGGCATCGGATCCTCCCTGGCCTTTGGGCGGCCGTGAGAAATTCGCGACACGAGCGCTCTTCAGCGCCTGCTGCGCCGTCTCAAGCTCGGTCGCCATCTGGTTGACGAAATTGCGGTAATAGGCGGGCTGGCCTGGACGGCCGCCGTTTTTCGCGTGGGCGGCTGCGATTGCGTCGTCAACCAGCCACGTCGGCAGTTGCCGCTGCACCCAGTCGCGAAATAGGCCCATCGAGGCAACGCTCATGACCTCGCTCATGGCATAGCCGTAGTGGTGCATGAGGTGATTACCCCACTCGGCAACCGTGGCTGGGACGTGCGTCGCTTGCTCGTTCGACGCGTCCGCGCGCGTTGGTTCGGTACGGTACGGTGGGTATAACGGGTCGGGTGAACCCCCGTTCGGGGTTTCCGACCTCTGTGTTCGGGGTTTTTCGACAAACCCCGAACCTTGTTCGGGGTTATTTCCACGAACGCTGTTCGGGGTTTGATCTTCTAAACCATGAACAGGATTCGCCCTTTCCCTGACTGCCAAATCCAGCTCGGCAATCGGGCAACGGTATCGATTGGTGACATGGCGACCGCCGCCACCGACCCTGACGCGCTCGAACCAGAAGACGCCATCGATCTCTCTCGACTCGATACGGCGGAGGATCTTCTGGATGCCGCGCTCACTCATGCAACATCGACGGGCCAGACGTGCCACGCCTGGAAATATATTGTCCCCATCTGCGTTTGCCTCGTCCGCAAGCGCAAGCGCCACCAGTTTCTCGGCGCCGCCATATGGGTAGTTATCGAGGATGAATCCAGTCACCTTGGCGCTCATGTCGTATTGCTACTTGCCACCGTGTTCCGCCGGCCCGGACTTAATGCGCTCAACAACCGCCGCGCACTTCTCGGGATTGCCATCGGCCAGAATCGATAGCTCGCGCCAGTGGTGATCCGCCTTTTCGCGATGCTGTTGGTACTGCGCTTGCAGCTCCATTGCAGCCGACTGCTCAGCAAGCGCACGCTGCTTGTGGTACGCAATCGCGTCACGTAGCTCCGCGGCGCTGGGGATCATGACGGGCTCCAGACCCGATTCAGGGGCCGGCTGTATCGCGTGTGCGTCTCGCTGTTCTGCAACGACGACGTGCCGATTTCGGCCATGACGACCAGCGACTGGTAGTGCGCCTCGGGCACTTCACGAATCCCCGTGGCTTTAGGCACGACGCGGTAACCCATCAGGTCGAGGAACGCCGCAAGCTTCGATAGGCGGATCCCGTATTGATCGCTGAATACGCGGCTCACTGCGGTGCGGTCACCGCCGATGGCTGCCGCGATATCGAGGTCGTCGATGTCGCGACGCTTCTGGTGCAACGCCTGTGTCAGGCGATCAGGCTCATGTGCCGTCATGTCTTTCTCCTCGAACAACGGGCTCTAGCAGTCGCAAAAACTCACGACAGGAATTGCGTGCGCTTGCGGGCTCGGCTGACGACCATGGGTTTCATCAAGCCGACGACACCGGACGCGTATCCATGAACCGCAGCTCACGCCGACACCCCTTCGATGGGCTCGACCTCGCGAGTGCGCAGGACGTCTTTTGTCCAGCGACGCGACCGATCCGGATTGGCGTTGGCCATGTCGCAGATGGTTGCCGCGTAGTTGGTCTCGCCGGTCCATTCCGTGCGCGGCAGACCAACGCGCGTCCACTTGAAGACCGTCGGCTGGTGAAGATTGAGCGCCCTGGCGACCGCCGTTTGACCACCCGCCTCTCTCACGGCCTGCGTAACGATGGGGTTGTGCGTATTCATGACATCTCACGTATTGGCTACCCTCGATAATAACCGATAGTGATCGTCTTGCAATCCCCCAAAGTAATTTCTGCGACGCACACAATGGGGTCCGACCCCGGAAAACCTTCGAGACGGCGCGTGGCAGATCCCCAATTCGCTCAACGCTTTCGTCAGGCTTGCAACGAGCAAGGCATCAAGACGACGCAAAAAGCGCTGGCCGCTTACTTCGGCGTGAGCGAGATCACTGCGCGCAATTGGTGGCACGGCGAAAAACTGCCGGGCATGAATAACGCCCGGAAGGCCGCCGAAAAACTCGACGTCAACGTCGAATGGCTACTCTCCGGACGTGGTCCGCGTTACGCTTCGTTGCCTGATACAACGAACGTGCGAGGGGACAATGTTCGACCAGTGCAGGCGCCGTTTCAGAGTGCGCCTATCGTGAGTTGGGCCAACGCAGGGAACTGGGCCGAAGTCGTCGACTCATACGAGCCCGGCGACGCGGAGCACTGGTACCCAATCCCGCCGAACGTGAAGTGCAGTGCCTCGTCGTTCTGGACCGAAGTCCAGGGGCGCAGCATGATCAACACGACTGGCGGGCGGAGTTACCCGCCCGGCTCGTACATTCTGGTGGATCCGGAACTTCGCGATGCTGTGGTCGGGAACCTGGTATTGGCGCGTCTGGATGACACGCACGAGGTCACGTTCAAACGTCTGAACGTCGAGAACGGCCGCTACTACCTTGAGCCGCTGAACACCCAGTATTCGATCATCGAAATTGACACCCCCGCTCAGATTATCGGCACCGTCCTGATCGCGATCGTGGCGGCCTGAGCTATTTGCCCCTCAGGTGCCCGACGAGCTTGGCACCGGCAATAGCCAGTGCATCAGTCGGATGCTGTCGGCAGTAATTTGTGACCCAGTGGACCATGCCGCTGGAATCCGTCTGCCTCATATCGCGAACAAAAAAGCTCAAGCCCGATACGTAACCAAGAAGCCATTGGCCTTCCTGATACTTAGCTGAGGTATTCGGGTGGTCGCCTGCCCAGTTGTCGGTCCATTCCCCACATGAGTCCGAGCCAATTCCATAAACTACGTAATTCGCGGATTGCGGCGAGTCTGAAAACGCCGGCTGAGCGACGATAGCTAGCGCGATAGCCGCGCCCCAAAGAGCTTTGTTAACCATCTAAATCCCCCCGTGCAAGAGCCTAAAACTCTGCCGCAGACGAGTTGTACCCGCAATAAATTACTATCGGTTATTGACTTAGAGAATCACTAATGGTTATTGTTGATCTCGACAGCACAACGCAGCCAGCAGGGACGAGAGACGAGCCGTTGCCCCTGGCGCACACCGAGACTCAAGTGGCGTTGCTGATCGAAGCCAAAGGCCAAGAGCCACCGGCGACGTTCAGGGCTGTGAGGAGGCGGGATTGATCCCGTTAACACGCGAACCAGAGCGACACATGAACCATCAAGTCGAAACATTACTCCGTGCTACAGCGTGGCTGGTCGTGCCCGCTCTGGGTATCGCGATTGATTACTGGATCGTTCAGGGCCTGGTGGCCCTGATCGGATGAGGGGAGACATGACGGCACTGGAACAACAAGTCGCGGCCGATCCACAGCGAGCCGCTGTGGCGCTGCACAACCTGCACTCGGCGATCGAAGGGCTGCTATCGGCAGCCGACGCGATCGAAGCCAAAGAAGCACAGGCCGCGGCGACGGCGTTCGCCACGCTGCATATCACGCTGTCGGAACAGCGATTCCCGGCTTTGAACCATGACCCCAAGCAATCGGCGAATGATCGTCGACCGGAGGTGATCCTGTGAGCGTCGTCGTATCCAAACCAAAACTGACGCCGTCCGAAGCGCAAAACCCGGGGCCCGCTCTGTGGATGCAGGATCGTGCGCCCAGTCTCGCAACGTGCGCCGAGACCGGCCGTCCGTGCGGCCAATGCCCGCGCCGCGCTATTGATCGATCGCCTGCCGACGGATACCAGCACTGCATGCGCGTGACGATGCAATGCGAGAACTGCAAAAGCAGATATCCGTTGATCGATCGCATGACGCCTGACGAATTGCGAGAGCACGCCCCGGACTGCTCGGACGAGATTTATCGCGCGTCGATTGCGGCTCATCAGGTCGTGCCCGACACGAGCTATACGGCCGATCTGATCCGCGCCGCCGCCGACAGCACCTACATGCGATCGCTGTGCCGACGACTAATCGACGAGCGCTGGACGTCGACGCCAGAGAAGCGCAGCGAGGTTGCGGCTGCGATCGCCGGCGAATTGATTCGGGCAGCTACCACGGTGGTTCGTGAACAGGGGTTGGCACGATGAAACACCCCTACGACAGCGACTACTGGTCCGCCAATCGCCGCCGGCGCGAGACACGAGACGCCATTGGCGCGGCCATTCTGCTTGCCGTGTTTCTGGTCGCGGTCGTGTTCTGGGTCGGTGCGCATGACCCGCGCGAGCAGGTGCATCGCGCGCCATCGCCGTGCCAGCAGGTCAATGCGACGCAAGGCTTCTGCCCGCAGTAATTCACCAGTTTGGCCGGTCCGCAGGCGAGTTAATCCCCCTTGGCTCGCCGATTCCCCCAAGCGCAGCGGGCCGGCCTTTTTTTGAGGAGATAGATCATGACGAACGGCGCAAGCAATCAAGGTCGGAGCGGCGGCCAGAAAAAGCTGATCGAGCGCATCGGCGATAAGTACGGCGTCGACGCCAACAAGATGCTGTCGACGCTGACCGCCACAGCCTTTCGACAGAAGAACGATCAGCCGATCACCAACGAACAGATGATGGCGCTGCTGGTCGTGGCCGATCAGTACAACCTGAACCCGTTTACAAAAGAGATCTACGCGTTCCCCGATAAGAACGCCGGCATCGTGCCGATCGTGGGCGTCGACGGCTGGTCGCGAATCATCAACGAGCACGACTCGTTCGATGGCATGGATTTCGAGGCCAGCGACGAGTTCATCGAACTCGATAAGCACCACAAGAAATGCCCCGAATACATCACCTGCCGCATGTACCGGAAGGACCGCAGCCGCCCCGTCGAAATCACTGAATATCTCGACGAGGTATACCGCCCGCCGTTCATGAAAAACGGTAACCCGATGATCGGGCCGTGGCAGTCGCACACGAAACGGTTCTTGCGCCACAAGGCAATGATCCAGTGCGCTCGATTGGCGTTCGGATTCGTCGGCATCTTTGACCAGGACGAGGCCGAGCGGATCGTGCAAGGCGAAGTGGTCAGCAGCGAGCGCAATGGAGCGGCGCCGCCTGCACGGCAGACCGAGGCGCCTGCCGCCGCCGAGCGCACGCTCAACGACCAACAACAAAACCAGGTGCAGGCCGCGATCGAGGAAAGCGGAGCGGACAAAGCTGGCTTGCTCAAGCAGCTGGGCGTCGCATCAATCGACCAGATTCCCGTCACCCGCTTCTCATTGGTGATGGATCGCATCAACGCACAGACCGAGGACGCGTGACATGGAACAGCAGCTCGAAATACAAACTCAGCCGGCCTGGATATCGCTCAATTTCGAAGAAATGTCGGCGGCGCTGGACGCGCATCTGGCTGATTTCCAGTCGATGGTGGTCACGCCCGACAACATCAAAGACGCGAAGAAGGCTGCAACCGAGCTAAACAAGCTGGCAAATGATATCGACCAGCGCCGTAAAGATGCGGTGCGCGAGGTATCGAAGCCTATTAAAGAGTTCGATAGTCAGGCCAAGACGCTGCACGGAAAATGCAAAGACGTCCGCCAAAGCCTCCTTGATCAAGTCGACATATACGAGTCTCAGGTCCGTGAACAGGCCCGGCAGCTACTTGATGAACGCCGGGCCTCGCTATGGGACGACGCCAACGTCGACGACGAATTCCGCCAGGCCAAGATCGATGATCTGGTCAAGCTGTCGGCGGTCACCGACAAGGGCAATCTCTCGAAGTCGGCCCGCGAAGCCATCGAGGCACGCGTCAAAGACGATCGCGCGCTGCAGGACAAGGTCGAGCGTCGCCTGCTGGAACTTGAGCGCGACTGCTACGCGGCCGGCCTCGACACGCCGCTGGCCCGACAGCACGTCGAGCACTTCCTGTACGCCGACGACGACACCTATCGCGAACAGCTGCAAAAGATGATCGCGACCGAAGTCGAGCGCCAGCAGAAAGCCGAGGCGCGCCGCCGGCAGATGGCCGAACGCGAGGCCGCGGTCGCCGCCGAGACGCAGGCCGAAACCCAGCGCCAGGACGCAGCTGAGGCGAAACAGGCCGATGTACAGGCTGCCGTGGCGCAGGCCGAGCAGGCCGCGCCGGCCGCCGAGGATGCGCCGGACGATTCCCAGCAGTGGCGCGTGACCATCGTGTTCGAGGTGGCCACGCCGCGGGCGAAGAACATCAGCGTCGACCAGCTGAAACAGCACGTCGGCGCCCGCCTGAAAGACGCGGGCATCCCGGCGCCCAGCTACATCGAGGCCCACCAGACGGAAGCCGAGCATGTGGACGCTTGATATCGACGACGACGGCAACGTAGCCGACGCACCGTCGCCCGACGAGACGCCGCTGCGGATCATCGACTGCGAGCAGAACAGCGAACAGTGGAGCCGTGAGCGGATGGGTATTCCCACCGCCAGCGCGTTCGACAAGGTGATTTCCCGAGGCCGGGCCGACCGGCCGAGCGAGACACGCCGCAAGTACATGCTCACCCTTCTCGGCGAGCGGCTGACCGGCGTGCTCGCCGAGAACTTCGACACGCCCGCCACCGATCGTGGGCATCACGACGAAGAGTTTGCGGCCCAGGACTACGCGTTCCGGCAGAACGTAAAGATCGAGACGATTGGCTTCATGCGCCGCGGCAACGTCGGTGTCAGCCCCGATCGGCGGATTGTCGGGGTGAGCGGCTTGGTCGAGATCAAGAGCAAGAAGCCCGATCTGCAGTTGGCCGTGCTGTTCGACGACGCGCTTCCGGCCGAGCACAAGCCGCAGGTGCAGGGCGCGCTGATGGTCAGCGGTTACGACTTCGTGGACTTCGTTTCCTACTGCCGCGACCTGCCCCTGTTCGTGAAGCGGATCTATCGCGATGAGCCCTACATCGACTGGCTGCGCGACCAGGTCGACCAATTTAACCGCGAGCTCGACGCCCTCGAGCTTCACATGCTCGATCGCTACTACGGCGGCGCCCGATGAGTCGCAGACCTTCCAAAGCCTTATACACCCTGCCCCACGGCATTGAAGTCATTGGTGAATACGCACCCAGCGCAACCAATCCTTATTGGCGCGTGCGGATTAGGCCGCACCGGTTTTTCGATTGGAAAGTCGTCCATGGCGGGATGTATGGGCGCCGAAGTCGGGTCATCGCAGCTTCAACTATTGGCCGCGACTTAAAACCAGGAGAGCACGTTCACCACCGAAACGAAGACCGAACTGACGATTCGCCAACAAACCTAGAAATCATCAGCGCCGCTGACCATAACCGGCACCACAAAACCGGAACAACGAAAAGCCTCTCATCAAGGGAAAAGACATCTCGATCACTGAAGCGCGCTTATGTAGAGGGTCGTCGATCGCCAGCAATACGCCGAGGGACTGAGCAAAGACAGTCGAAGCTGACACCAGAAAATGTTCGAGAGATTCGCGGTTCTTCTGAATCTTGCCTTGTGCTTTCTAGGCGCTACGGCGTTAGCAAAACAACCATATTGGACGTAATTAACAATAGAGCATGGAGCCATATAAATGTCTGAACTGGCGATATTTTTCGATTGCGAAACAACCGGCCTGCCGATCTGGGAAGAGCCGTCCGACAGTCCGGAACAGCCGCACATCGTGCAGCTCGCCGCCCTGCTCGTCGAGCTCGACACGTATCGAATCGTTCAGAGCATGAACATGATCGTGCGGCCCAACGGTTGGGATATCCCAGCCGAGGTCTCCGACATTCACGGCATCACCACCGCCTACGCGACTGTAGTCGGCGTGCCCGAGGGTGTCGCACTTCGCGCATTCATGGGTCTCTGGGACGGTCGCTTGCGCGTCGGACATAACCAGAGTTTCGACGCCCGCATCATCAGGATTGCGACGAAGCGCTATCTCCTCGAACCCGAGATCGATGCCTGGAAAACCGGCGAAGCCGAATGCACCGGGCTGATGGCGCGACCGATCATGCAGATGCCGTCCACAGGCCGCTCCCGCTACAAGATGCCGAAGCTATCGGAGGCCTATGAGTACTTCGTTGGCGAGCCCATGCCTGAAGGCGCGGCGCACACGGCGATCGGTGACACCGAAGCGTGTCTTGCCGTGTATCGCGCGATCCGTGAAATGGCGGCGGCGCCGGCCTGATGCGCTGCTCGCACTGTGGGGGCCGCGTCGAATGGCGCGGTCCCCTTACCAACCTCACCCACACCGAATGCGTGAGATGCGGCGCCCTGAATAGCCAGGAGCCGGAGCCCGCCCAAGACGACGAGGAACAGCAATGAGCATCGAATGCGGCGAGTGCGAACGAGATATACGTGGCGGCCACGCCGAAACATGCAGTCGCTACCTGGATCAGTGCGTCGGTGAACTCCACGACGTGGCCACCACTATTCAAGCCGACTACGAAGGCCTGGAAACAGAGCAAGTGAAGGCGATACGCGAATCCATTCGCTATCTCGAACGGATGGCGCGCGGGAACGTAGACCGACTGGCCAATGCAGCGGCGGGTGATCTGCCCGAAGGATACGAGATCACCCTGACAATGGAGCGCGACAGCGCGACGATCCGCGGCCATGGGTCGGGCGACTGGCACTGCGAACCGTCACCCGACAGCACTTTGGCCGGGCAGGTGCAAGACGCGATGGAAATGATTGCCAAGCATGACGCGATGCAACGGCAATCCGCCGTGCCGCCTCGTGCGTTCGATGCGCCGGCGGTTTTCGAAATCATCAACCCCAGCGACAAGTGCTTCTTCACGGCGGAGTCGCTGATCGATGCGGCAGCCGTAACGCTCATGCTTGGCTCGGGCAAGTATGGCGCCGAGCCACTTGAAGCCAACGTGCCGCGCGTTCCGATGTTCATTTTCGGTGGACACGACGAGTGGGCTCATGAGCAGTTCGGGATGACGGTATTTGGCCTGTTCGACCACGAGCAACATCACCGCTTAAACGAACTTGTTCAAGCACTCCGCAGCGTCCGATACCCCGAGGGATACGAGCGATCGAGCATGAACAATATCGTCGGTCGCGCGCATGAAATTGCCGAGGTGGTACTGAAAAAATACGAGGACGAAAAATGAGCCGCGGCATCAACAAGGACATCACCGCAAGCGACCTTTACCAATCCGGGATGAGTATCCCCGAGGTGTCCAAAGAAACCGGCATCGCTCGATCGACGCTTCGGTTTCGCTTCAAACGCCAGGGCATCCTCCGATCCCGGTCAGATGGTGTTCGCAATGCAGGCGAGCGTGGCCGCCTTGGCTCCGCAATGCGCGGCAAGACGCGCACGTTTAGCGCCACACACTGCCAGCGCATCAGCGAATCAAAACGAGCGGCGGCCGAAGCGACGGCAGTTGGAACTTCAGCACGTACCGACGGATACGTGGAATACACCCGAGGGCCGCATAAAGGCCGATCGGTTCACGTCGTGGCTATGGAAGAACGTCTGGGTCGTCGTTTGCGGCCTGACGAGGTCGTTCATCACATCGACGGTGACAAGCACAACAACAGCCACGACAACCTCGCTTTGTGTACACGGTCCGGGCATGCGCGCCTGCACCGTCGCGAGGAAAAGATTGCTCGACAGGAGAACCACAATGGCCAGTAAAGGCGTCAATCGCGCCATCATCTTGGGCAATCTCGGAGCCGATCCGGAGGTTCGACACACCGCCGGCGGCACCGCTGTTGCCAATATCAGCGTGGCTACCTCCGAGGTATGGACCGACAAGAACAGCGGCGAGAAACAAGAGCGTACTGAATGGCATCGAGTCGTTGCTTTCGCTCGACTCGCCGAGGTCATGGGCGAGTTCCTTAAATCCGGATCGAAAGTCTACATCGAAGGGAAGATTCAGACTCGGAAATGGCAGAACCGAGAAGGCCAGGACGTATACACGACCGAGATCGTCGCCAACGAACTGCAGATGCTCGACAGCAAGCCGCAGGGCAACGCCGGCGCGCAGAGCCGGGCGAACAATCAGGCCCAGAACTACGGCGCTGCCAGCCGCGGCGGCGCACCGGCGCGCGGCGGCCAGCAACGCCAGTCACCGCCGCAGTACCAGCCACCGGCCGGCGGTGACCCAGGATTCGACGACGATCTTGACGACGATATCCCGTTATAACAATGAGCAACGATTGGGACGAAGACGTCGTCGATGAAACGGTGCAGCGATGCCGCATCTGCCATCGGCGATGCAGTAGCGACCTGTGCGCCGACTGCGAGTGGCATACGGGAGGTGAGGAATGAGTGCTGAAGCGTTTCCGTTGTGCTGGCCAGCTGGCCGGCCGCGCACGAAAAGGCCACAACCGGCTCGGTTCGACACGTCGATGGCAACAGCTCGAGATGAGCTGCTAGGCGAGATAAAGCGCCTGGGCGGGCGTTTGCCAATCATCAGCACGAACATTCCATTACGCCGAGACGGCATCCCTTATGCGAGCGGCAAAGCGCCCGACGACGCCGGCGTGGCCGTTTATTTCACCTACAAAGACGCGCAGCACTGCTTCGCTTGCGACAAGTGGACCGCAGTTAACGACAACGTCCAGGCGATCCGAAAAACCATTGAAGCACTGCGAGGCATCAGCAGATGGGGAACTGGCGACATGATGGAGCGGGCGTTTACCGGCTTCGCCGCCCTGCCCGATCCGGAGTCGGCCGGCGGCGAGCACTGGTCGACCGTGCTGGGTGTGCCCAGCGATGCGAGTGACGACGAAGTGCGGGCGGCGTATCGCCGCGCCCGCAGCGCCGCGCACACCGATCGCGATACCGGAGACAACGCGGCATTTCACCGAGTGCAGACAGCTTGGGAGCTGGCCCGGCAGGAGCGCGACCTATGACTTACCAATGCCAAGAATGCGGCATGACGCTGCGCAAGCCCGGCGAATACCACCCGTTCGCTGCGTGCCTGATGTTCAAGGCATGCGGCGATAGCGACACCGTACGAGCCAGCCTTTCAGACGTACGCGCCAAGGGCCGGGCTGACGCCGAGGAGAAAAATCGAGGTGATCTGTATTCGATCGCATCTGACCTGCTGCATTCCGATGAGCTGCCGAGCTGGATCGTCGAAGACCACAAGCAGAAGACGTATTCGGCATCAACGATCGCGCGCATGGCGGCGCGCTGGAGAGACGTGAATAGGCATCGCGCCCTGCGCATCAAGTCGGTGATCGATGCCAGCAAACCGGCGCCGAAGGAGCGCCAGCCATGATTTTCCGATCCAGCCATCGGCGCACCAGCACAACGACGCGCGCCATTGATCAGTTTATCCGGCCGAACAAGCCGATTCGCTGCAATTACGCAGTATGGGATGGCGCGTTCCTGCGGCCGGCCATCGCCGGCGCGTCTCGCACTCCGGGCGGAGTCAAATACCGCCGGCTGATCCGCATGAAGCGGAGGATAGGCGGCAGCATACCGGATAGGTGGTAGTTATGAGTGATATGGATTACGACGAAATACAGGAACGCGCCGGAAAATTCAGGTGCATCGAGCTGCCGGGGCAGCCGATCATGATGCACATGGGGACGAGCTATCTCGTTGGGGATCTTGACAAAGCAGTTAGCAAACTCCGCGCCCGAGTCGCCGATCTTAAGGCCGAGAACGAGCGGCTGGAATGCCTTTGCGATATCCAGTACGCCGCGGGCGTTAAAGCTGGATGGAATTATTACGCCGCCGATGACCACGCGGCGATGCAGAAATGCATCGAAATGCGTCAGCGGGATGCGTTGCCGCGACTCAAAGAGCTACGCATGGGCCTGAACAGCGAGGGCGAGAAATAGCCCATGGACATGCAGCCCCGCGGCATCCGAATCAGCGAAGCACACCGTTATCTCGGCGTCGGCCGCGACGTGTTCAAGCGGGATTACCGACCGTATCTGACGGTGATGACCCACAGCGAACGCACAAAAATCGTTGATAGGCACGATCTAGATCGGCTGTTCGAATACTACAAAGCCCAGTCTCAGAAAGGACCGTCATGCCCCGACAATCTTCCGGACTCATCAAGCGCTGGTCGAAAGACGGTACCCGCTACGTCTGGTACATCAAGAAAGAAATCGACGGGCACAAGCTACGAGAAAGCACGGGCACGGATAACCGCATCGAAGCCGAACAGATCCTCGCGCGCCGCATCGACGAGCTGCGCCAGGAACTGAAATTCGGGGAAGCGCCCGAGATTCTGTTCGAGCAGGCGGCCGCGCGCTATCTGGAGGAGCACGCTAGCCACAAGGCGATCCGTCGCGAGATCGATGCGCTCGACATCTGGATGCCACACATCGGGCATCTGCCGCTGCGACAAGTGCATGACGGCACACTCAACAAGCCGATCAAGGATCGTCAGCGCGAAGTATCGAACAGCACAATCAACCGCGACCTCGCGCCGGTAAAGCGCATCCTGGAGCTCTCAGCACGCCTATGGCGCCACGAGTCGAACGGCAACCCATGGCTTGCGGTTCCGCCGCTGATTCGCACGCTGCCCACCAAGCACACGAAGCGCCCGCCCTACCCGATCTCGTGGGCCGAGCAGCGGCTGCTGTTCCCGCACCTGGATCCGCGCGTCGCGGCTATGGCCACGCTCGATATCCACACGGGCATGCGCGATGTCGAGCTCACGAGCCTGGAATGGAACTGGGAGGTCGAGATTGCCGGCGGGCCGCGCGGCTTTCGCCGATCCGCGTTTATCGTGCCGGGCTGGGTCACGAAGAACGACGAGCCGCGCGTCGTGTTTCTGAACACAGTGGCTCAGCGCATCATCGACGAGCGGCGCGGTGTTCATCCGCGCTGGGTTTGGCCGTCAATCCATCCGACGACCTACCACAAGCAGGCGACGGGCCGGATGCTCAACAGCAGCTGGAAACGCGCCCGCACCAAGGCCGCAAAGGAATACCCGTTGAAGATCGGCGGCGAGGCGCCGTGGGGTTTCGCGAATCTGCGCGCGCACGACCTGCGCCACACTTTCGGCCGACGGTTGCGCGCTGCGGGCGTGGGGAAAGAGGATCGGGCCGACCTGCTCGGCCACAAGCGCGGGGACGTGACGACCCATTACTCGGCCGCCGAACTGGAGCACCTGATCGAGTGCGTGGACAAGGTCTGCGAGGACGATGGCCGTCCGATGCTGCGTCTTGTCCGAACAAACACCTGGCGAACAGCGTGA